TGACGAATCTCAGAGATTTCGATGGGGAAGCCCTTCTTCTTGATAGCCATGAACTCCTCTTTGAAGAGGTCCATGAACCCTTCGGCTCGGGAGGTCCCGCCGCTGACCACGAAGGGGACGGCATCAGGGAGGGTGACCTTCCCCTGCTCCCGCCTGAACTGAATCGCGATCTTCTCCAGGCAATAGGAGATGAGGCTTCGGATGTAGAGAGCGATGGCTTCCGCGTCCCGGTTACCCTTTCCAGGGTTGGCGAGGTTGAAGCCGCCCTTCTCCTTGGTCGAGCACATCCGGGTAGCCGTTGAACCGACGGCCTTGGCGGCATGAAGGTCGATCCAATCACCCCCACGAGCGATGGAGAAGTCCATCCCCATCATCGTCTGGTAGGAAAGGGCAACGTTGCACATGCCCGAGCCGAACGAGACAGCCAGCCCGGAAAACTGCTCTTCCGCACACTGGCTGTAGACGATAGCCATGGCCTCGTTCATCGGGTGCGGGGTGTATCGATGCTCCGTGATGATCTGCTTGAAGACCTCACGGTGATAGGCCACGTCCTGATCGGGGACGTCGATGGGTTCGGCCGGCACGCTGTAGTAGCAGTGCTCGCCAACCTCAAGGGCTTCCCCAAGAACTTGAAGGACCATCATCGAGAGGATCTCTTGCGACTCCAGCTCACCAGGGGCGATGAGGCCCTTTGCTAGGGGTCGACGAACTTCCCTCTTGAAGAGGTTTGCCATGTTGAGGGCGCTGTCCCCGATGACGATGAGCTGTCCGTCCTTCTCGACGTAATTCACCTTGGACATCTTGAGCGCCTTCTTGGCGTCGATCTCAAGGTCGATGAAAGCGTCTCGGACCCTCTTCGTTTTCACGTCCGTCCCATACTGCCGGGCGGATACGAGGTTCATAGTACCTACGTCAAGCCCGACCCCCAGCACAGCATTCGACTCATTTGCCATGTTCATATCCTTTTTCATCTGGTTTTAGCGGGGTGAACCCGAAAGCTAACGACGTTTCCAGAGGTCAGCCGCCGTCTTAGGTGCCGGCTTCCCTCTTTGGAGGAGCAAGTAAACGTGCTCCTCGTGCTTGTCCTCAATCCCAGCAAGGAGGTTATCTGTACCACGTGAGAGCCGATCGACTTGCTCCAAAGAAGCAACCATCTGTCTCACACAGTCCAAGAACCATCGTTCCGCTTTGAGAGAGGTCGCGATGAACGAATCGGGGTTCTCACCTTCCCCGAAGGTCTCCCCGTCCCCACAGAGAGTCTCCACTACCCGAGCCACTTGCTTGGCTTGAGCACCTGGATGGATCATAGACAGTGGGCTGCCTTGACCTACCGCCCGCTCCGCAACTTGGTCGATCTCCCCAACTACATCGTTGTAGAGGCGATCAAAGAGCAAGTGGTCCGCGTAGAAAACACCCCCATACGTGAGCCAGTGGTGGCTTTGGTGGACCATTGCAAGCGACCGAAGGAGCGTCAGGATAGCGGGTAGAACCGCCTCGGGGGCTGCAATTGTGACCTCAAGAACCCCCGCTACTACCTCCTGTACGGAGGCTGTTCTGTTTCCCTTACGTTCAGGGAGGTAAGGCGGTCCTTGCGTGTAGGGGTCGTACGATGATGGATCCTGCCAGATTGAATGGGAAGCATCCTCAGCAGTGGGTGCTACGGGAGCAAATGGGTAAGCCCCAACCTTTTTCCACGCAAGAGGGTTCACTTGAACCTCTGCTCCATCTGCTTGGCGACGAGAGCTGCCTTTTCGGCGAGGGTCTTGATCTCAGGCATCACAAGAGCGAGCACCAAGGTGGGGTCTTCGGTTCGACCCACCCCAACCTTTTTCAAGCGAGCCGACCTCTGAGCCGCCTCTTTGAGGCCTTTGACGACCTCTCCGAACTGATCCGTCAAAACCTTGAGGGCAGGGTGGCTCTCACCTTGTTCGAGGATCTCCGCAGCCATCTCCCACTGCTCTTCGGAGCCTGAGACAATCGCTACTTTCCCCCCTTTAGAGGGTAGCCTTGACGGGGTGGCTTCCTTGTTCTTCAGTTCCTTACCAACATCATTCAGAGTCGATTTCTCGGCCTTGGGGGTGAAGCTCTTACCGGAATAGGGGCTCTTGAGCGTCCCCGTCATCTTCTTAGGGAGGAAGAACTCCTTGCCGTCTCCATCAACATACTTGAAGAGAGCGCCTTTGACTTTGGCACCCTCTTCCTTCAGTTCCTTGCCAACATCACCCATCGATGAGCGTTCTGGCTTCCCCGTGAAGCTCTTGCCGGAATAGGGACTCTTGAGCGGACCTATTTTCTTCTCCGGTAGGTAGAAATCCCCACCCTCTTCATCCGTGTACTTCCAAAGCACGGCGGCCGAAGTCTTCTCGATGAGATTGGCGGTACGATCGAGAAGGGCCTGCTTGGGATCGGTTGTGAGCATGGATCGTCTCCGTAAACCCACCCCGCATAAGAACTTTCAGACGTACTGAGCCTTTCATTGACCGCCCTGCTGAGACTTCAACCGACGAAGAGCATTCTTCGCCTGTGAGACCCCACCGGCTTCCGCAGTGGTCTCCTGAACCGCGATTCGAGAAGCATCAACCCCGTCCGGCTTGATTTGAGAGGGTATGAAGTTGGGAGCAGCCTCTTCTTGGAACTCAGGCAAACTAGCCCTGGAGCCTTGAACGACGGTCTGCATCACGGTCGGTCGGTCCTTCAGGAGAGTGAGCATCTGGTTCAACTTCTCGTCGGTCGAATTGGCAGCTTGAGCTTCTTGCTCCAAGCGGACCTTTTCTGCTTTCACGGCCGCCAGCTCGGTTTGTAGTCTTACGTTCTCTTCTTGAAGCTTAGCCTGGTCTCCCTTAAGAACCTGGTTCTCATCCGTGAGCCCGTTGGTCCGGCTTTGAAGGGCGTGGGCCAAGTCATTGGCGAACCGCTCCTCTTCCACTGCTGGGGCTCGGGGGGATTTCTTGTTGAAGAGTAGGCTGTTGATGTTGAGCTGAAAGATAATCCCTTGGGAAAGGGCTCGATGGAGGTCGATCGACCGGACGACAAGGTCAGCCGGGACTGTAACCGCATGACCCTTGGGGACCGAGAAAGCGATGTCCTCGATGATAAAATCCGAAGTCACCCCGCAAACGACCATATCACCCGTGTTCGTCATCTGGATGCACCTCTGGCCGCTCGTGAGGCTGCCGCTTGAATCTCCTTGACTACACGCTGACGAATCAGCTCTTTAGCCTCAACCTTGGCCTTCTCAACGAAGTCAAATGGCCCTCGGCCTGGGTGGATCCACTTCCCATTCTTCATCGATCGGGCCGAAGCGGTACGAAAGATCAACTCTCCGGTTTCCGTGATGATTGGGATCGGACGTCTGGCTTTCACAAGCCACGTCATTTGACCCTTCTTTTGACCCCGGAGCATCATGGCGAAGGCAGGGTGGCTCGACATGATTGTCAAGGACGATGGGCCAACTTGAACGGAAATGGCCTTAGAAAAGGACTTCTTAGCTCGATCAGAGAAGGTCGACTGGAGGAGCTTCTTGCGGACCCGATACAGGATCTCCCCCTTCATCAACTGAAGGGCTCGACTAGGGGAATCGGAGATCCCCTTGATTAAAGGCTTGCCGTAGATCGAGGAGATGCGATCCATTAGTAATTCGTGTTCTCCCAAGCTTTGGTTCGGCCGCGAAGCTCACGCTCATCTCCGATGCCGGGCTTCTCCGTGATGTCTCGGCCAGCTTCCAACTCAGGGCCAGACGGGCCGAATTGGGAAGCGGCGTACTTGATGGGATCCCCAACCTGGACTTTGTACCGGATGTCCTTGTCGTCAAAGCTGCCGATGGAAAAGTGCTGCTGGAGAAGGTTGCCTCTGTTTGAGGGCATTCGGACCGGACCGATCGAGTAGCGGTCCCCATTGATCTTCAGGATGAAGTCTCGCTGGGACAGGAGTGGAGTCGGACCCGTCCAAACCTCATACGTGTGGACCGTGGTTCGCCCATGTTCCGTTTGTCGGATCGCCGTCTCGGCGTCATCAGGGGCAACGATGATCTCGTAGGGTCCTTCGTAACCCCCGACGATCATCGTACCGAAGCAAGACATGCAATCCGCTTGAGCTTGCTTGTGATGGAACGATACACAAGGGCACGGAATGCCGACGTTCTTCCGAAGAAAGACGCTGACTCGTTCGCCGCCTTGTTGGAGAATCCAACGGTTCCTACGGATGGCCTCCCGCCAGATGTAGTCGAGCTTCTCCGTCTCGAACGTGTTGGTAGCCGCTGCATGCTCCAGGGGGGTTTCAACGAGGTCCTGGGGGGTCACTAGCGAAAGGTTGCACCCTGTCGGTACCCCAACCGTGGTTACACGGTAGAAGATGCGTTGGTTCAAGTCCGTTTTGAGGAAGGACCGTGGGTACCGATAGGTGCAGGTCACTCGACTTTGCTGGGTTGGGACGATTGGAGGAATCGTCTGCTGGCGGCCAACATCCGTGTAGGTATTAGAGTCTATTTCGATCTCACCCGTGTTGCCGGAGACCTTGAGGACCCGAACCTGAACCCCATCCACGTAGACCCACACATCACGAGTGTTGTTCGTTGGGATGTTTCGAGACCCTTCGGCAACAAGGGGGGTGTGAAGGGTCCTGAAGACGTACCGAGGAGCATCCATCCCACTTGCAGAGCAGTCACCGAAGAGGATGAACTTGTCCGAGACGTCTTCTTCTACGATCAGCTCATTGTCCGTCTGGTCCCTCCAGAACGTCGAGCCAAGGGGGAGATCCGTGATCCTCTCGTAGGGTCCGAACTCGGAATCGAACGAACGGTACACGTTGACCCCAAGCAAGTGGAACCTGCTATTCAACGTAAGAATCGCAGGGTCATCCCAACGAAGGTCAATGACCCCTCGTGTCCCATCGAGCATGAACAGGTTGAGCGGGGGGGCCGGCCACGGAAGCTTCGTCAGCTCCAGTAGTTGTGGCGTCCTATCTCGCTGCCCAACGTCCGCCATTAAGCCCTCACCAAAGGGCTTTTATAGAGGGATTCTCAGGATGGCGGGGCTCCGGCCCCGTTGGGGGGAGCCTCGGGAGCCCCTCCCTCTTTCCGCATCTGAGTCACCATTTCTGGTGTGGCCCCATGGATGGGGTTCATCTTGCCCGTCTTGCCGTCGATTTCGACCGGGAAGTTGGGCGGGAGACCACGGGACAGAAGAAGACCCTCAAACAGCTTTTGCCGCTCTGCATCGACGTTGGCTGCTGCCCGAAGCACGCGAACTCGCTCTTGTTCCAAGTCGAGAAGCCGCTCTGCGCACTGCATACGGGCTTGCTGGAGCTGTCCGAACTTCCCCAGTAGCTCCGGCTCAACCGGATCATCGAGGGTCAGCTTCTTGGCTTCGGGGTTGGCGGGAATGCTCATCTTCATCTTCTCCGAGTCTGGTTTGGGCGGCCCTGAAGAGGGTATCGAGCGTTAGCGATAAGAGGATCCTGTAACCCTACACCGGAACGAGATCAGCGAAGACTTTCGCGAAGCTCCGCACTCGCTTGTACGACGTTGACGCTATTGTGCAGCCCCTCGATCGCCTTCCGGAAGGGCTCTGAGGCATCGTGCCGCGCAGCGATAGCGAGGAGCTTCTCGGACTTCTGAGGGGCTGCTTGCAAAGCGTCGAGCAGGTAAAGTAAACGCGACCGATCCGGCTCATCCATGCCTTACAGTATGGGCCCGAACCGTTGCCCACGGTACTACTAAACCCCCATGAATTTTCGCGGACTTAGGACTCCCCTCCCAACATAGGGACCAAAACTCGAACGTATCCCTGCTCCGTACTTCGGCTGTTGGAGACCTTTGACGAACTTCACCGTAGCCTTGGCTCGCTCAAGCTGCTTGTCGAACAGGTCGCTAGCCCCTGACTTGAGGGATTCGTACTTGCTCGACTTGTCGATCGTCAAAGAGATTCCACCGATCGAGTAGTCGAACTCATCCGCCACCCAATTGATCTGAAGGGCTTGGAGGGCGTAGATCATCGCTCCGGTGAGGAGGAGGGTCTTCCACTCTGGACGGAACTGCGCCATTTGCTCGATGTTACCGAAGGGGGTGCGAGGAGGGGTAGCGATGACCATATCCAGGGATCTGTCGAGGTACTCAAGCAACTCAACATCTTCCCAGATGTAACCAAAAACCCTGCTGAATTGGTTGACTGTCTCCTCGTGAGCGGGGGGCCTGAACTTGTAAAACTTGTCCGGGTTCTGGTCCCTGAGCAGCATCCTAAGGCGGTTGATGAGTTCGATCTCAAGCGGAGAGTAGCATACAGGCATCGCTGTTTCGCGGTCCCGTACGTTGAACTCCTGCACCACGGTTTGAAGAGGCCCGCCAACGATCTCACGCATAACCCAACGGATTCGGTAATCTCCGAGGTTAGCATCCAGAGGAATGATGAGGCTGGCGTAGTATTCTCCAACCGTTGGGTTCAACGGGTTCCTCTTGGGGGTACCTACGAGCACTTCGAGGCCCGTGGTGAAGTCGTAGATGGCGTAGTAGATTTCAGCCGCGTTGATAGGGTGCCCTGATGAGTTGGTCAGGAATAGATTGAGGTCGTCTCGACCTAGTTGTTGTCCACGAAGGAAGCCTACACCCATGTCACCACCCGTACTTTCCACAGCCGGACGGGGTCAAGCACTTCCATTGGCAACTACCCACGGGGTTCAAGTTGGTGCAGCCGCAACCGCCAGAGGAGCACCCACAACCAAGCCTCTGATACGTGACACCAGGGAGGTATTGAGCCGTATCGAAGACCTTGAACCCGAAGCGGTCGGAAGCGAACGGTGAATCAAACGACTCCTGAAACTTCCACTCGACGAACCAGTCTCCTGGTTGACCGCACTGACCAGCAACCCCAGAGACGTAGTACTCCCCGATGTCAGCGTTCACGGGGGTCCGGTCACAAGGGCCAACCCGCATCGGTGCGCAAGCCCCCTTGGCGTACCGGAAGAGTGTGAACGTGACCTTAAAGGGGCTGACGGGGTTACCTGCTGTGTCCGTGATGAAGATGGGGAGGTCCCCTCTTTGGAATACATACCCCCACTTGAAGATCCCAGGGCTGACGGATCTAGCAATCATTCTTCTCACCCGGCCCGATAAAAGAAGCCTTCATCCCGCTTCCGAGGGCCACCCCTCCCGAAACAACGTCGTAATCCTGAGCTAGGATTTGGGATCCAACGGGGTAGGTGACGAGAAGACGCCAGTAACCCACAGCGTTTGGTCGCCAACGAACGCTGTAGGGTCCGTTTGGCCCAGGAATCTCGTGCCAGTAGACCTTCCCAGAAACGACCTGAGGGTCCAGGATCCCAACACCGGATACAAGCGCCCAAGTGAGCAGGGAGTTGTTGAAGAAGACCTGAAACACGACCTGACTGATCGTCAGACCTGCCTGTCGAGTGAACCCGTCAAGTTGAAAGAAGTCCGCCTGGTCGTAGACAACCTGGTTGGACTGTACCAGTCTGCCTCGGGTTGTGGCCATCCATTACCTCACCCTCGCCAGTTATCATCGAGGACGAAGTTCATGGGGTTCTCCGAATGAAAGAAGACCGGAGACCGAGAACACCAGGAGCCCCAGCTTGAGGGACCACGTCGTAAGAGAGTGAAACAGCCTGATCAAACGCAGGGTAGGTAAGGATCAAACGCCAGGGGCCAACCATGTTAGGGAAGAATCGGACATTGTAAAAGCCCGTAGAAAACTCCGTCCAATAGACCTTGCCCGCTGTGACTTGGATGTCTGGGATCCCTACCCCCGACACCAAGGCCCACGAAAGCTGGTTGGCCCCCGCGTAGATCCGAAGAACCAGATTGCCAGGTAGGACATCTTGTGAACGGGTCTTGCCGTCCACCAAGAAGAGATCGACTTGGTCAAGGACCGGCCGTCCCGATTGAACCACCCGTAAAGGAGGTGAATGTCGAACAGGCGCAGCAAAGCCCGTGACCACGGTGAGGTTGGCCCCCATCGTGGCTGATCCAGCGATTCCGGCTGTAGCCTTGAGTTGAACTTGACCGTCGGCTGTAAGCGTAGAACCGCTGGATAGATCCGCGTCGATGTTGACGATGGGCACAGGTGTCTTTTACGGAAGGTGACCTGTTACCCTTCGGAGACCGTAAGTGCTCCGATGGCAAACGACACCTGGTCGCCCGTACCGACGGTCTTGGGGGTGCCAAGGGCTCCCTTGTAGAGCATGTCCCCTACGGTCAGGGCATCCAGGATGGCCGTATGGGTGATCGTCCCCCAGGGGGCCGTCGCTACCGGGAAGGTAACAGCGACACCGTTCGAGACCGAACCCGCCGAGATCGTTCCCCAGGAGATGGACTGACGGGCATACGACCCACCAGAAACCTCAGCCGCCTGCGAGCCCGTATCCGTGGGATCGGCCGTGAAGAGACCGGAGTACACGGTTGCTGGGAACGTGTAGGTGAACTGAGCGTTGTTCTTGAGGACTCGGTCGAGAACACGGTCCTCCAGGAAATCGGTCTTTGCGGTCATCTGAGCATCTCCTCTTTACGTGGGCTTTGTCTCGGAGTACCGAGCAAATTACTTAGGTTTGAAAGGTTTTCTGGGCGGATTGAGATCAATCACCCCGTTGTTAGCTAACGGGGTCTTGTTCTTTGACTTGCCACTACCCGTCGCATCAATGAATTGTTGAAGCGTGGTTGCCCCGTTGACCGAGGGCATGGGAGACGGTGCCCCAGGGTGTGGTGTCCAGGTAATGTCCGCTTGGAAGAAGGTTCCACCGGCTTGAAGATTCGCAAGGATCAACCGGGTAACAAGAAGGTCACCGACTGTGAATCCAGACCCAGAAGCCGCCAAGGTAGCAGTCAGGAACGCAATCAACGAGGTGTTGAGGTCTGCACTTCCAACAAGGGAGGCACCTAAGGCGAAGGCGGCCTTCGCATCCGAGGAGAATGAGGTGTCTCCTGCAAAGGCAGCTTGAAGAGCAAGAGCTGCAAGGAGATTTGAAGCGTAGGAAGCGTCCCCTGAGAGGGTAGAGTTCACAAGGAATGCGAGTCCTGCGTCTCCAGACTGGGACGCACCACCAGAGATTGTAGAGCCCACAGGGAGCGCTAATCCTGCGTCTCCAGACTGGGACGCACCACCAGAGATTGTGACACCCAACGGGTAGTTGGCCGTCGCATCTCCGGTTTGCGTAGATGACCCATCCAGTGTCGCGTCTACGGCATGATCCGTCATTTAAACCTAGCTCCGCTTCATCCCTCGAAGGATGTTTTTCGAGGTGGGTTCAAAACGATCGTCACCTCATGTTCCATCGGAGGCTTCAACCGTTCCTTACTCAAGCCCAAAGAATCAATGAATTGTTGAAGGGCAAAGGCATTGTTGAGCGTTGGTTTCGGTGTGGGGGCCGCAGGGTGGGGGGTCCAAAGGACCCCCGCCGCCACCTCGGATTGACCAACCATAGTTGCGGTGACGAAACGGACACATAGTGGGACCGCAGTAATGTCTGAAATACCAGTCAGAATGGCGTCAATTAGATCCGTGAGTTGAGGAGCTGTAATCGTAGAGTCACCCGCCAATGTAGTTGTCTCGGCGTAGTTGACGGACATGGCCGAGATGAAGTCCGAATCTCCGTTCAACACAGCATTGATGGTAAAGGTCAACAAAACATCAGAGAGAACGGAGCCGCTCCCACTAAATATGGATGTAAGGGCGTATACAGCAGTCATGCCAGCGACCACGGATGCGGCTGCATCGGCATCTGCGAGACCCAAATTAAACTGATCGTAAAGAACGGGGACGTAGAAGTCCCCTTCCCCGCTCATCGAGGAAACCGCAGCTAGCTTGAGGACGATCTCTGAGGTTACAGAGGCGTCCGCAAACAGCGAAGTTGTCAAACTATACAGGGCTCTTGCGCTAGCCGTAACATCACCAGAGCCCGACAAGGCGGCCACTGGAAGTAGGATCTTGGTGAGGGTTTGGGTGACGGTGGCCCCGCCATCAAAAGCGGCCTCAACTACAACCGCAAGTACGGCGCTGATCGTAAAGGAGGCGCCACCCGCTTGACCTGACGTAACAAAGAACCCGAGACTGATCGAACCTGAAAGAGTGGCACCCCCTGATACTGAAGCAGTGATCGCAAAGTTTTGACCCAGCGAGGAGGTGACGGTACCCCCACCAGAGAGAGCCGCTGTGATCTCATCCGTAAGTTGAGGAGCAGAAAGGGTGGCCCCACCTGAAAGCGTGGCGTCGGTCGCGTACTTGACCGTTGCAGGAGAGGTCTGAGTGGCCTCTCCTGAAAGAGAGGCGGTAATCAGAGACGTTAGCTGAGGAGCGGTTAGTGTGGCCCCTCCTGAAAGAGTAGAGGCAACTCCGTAAACAACATTAATGTCCGCTGTTTGGGAGGCATCCCCTGAAAGGGCCGCTGTGACCTCATCCGTAAGTTGAGGGGCAGTAAGAGTCGCCCCTCCTGTAAAAGAGGCGTCGGTCGCGTACTTGACCTCAACACCCGCTGCTTGAGTCGCACCTCCCGAAAGAGTGGAGTCGACATCAACCGGGGCTTCCCCGAGTTCGAGATCGCCGAGTAGGGCTTCTCCAAGCTGGCCGGTATTCCTGTCGGCCATCGATCAGCCCCTCAGGGCTCGGTTGGTGAATTTGCCAGTCGCCATGAGCCTTACCCCTACGAGAGGTAGGCAAGCTTTATCGACCCTTCAGGAGGCGGCTAAAGCGGGTCGACTGGTCCATGGCAAATGTTTGGTCAACCCATGTGGCAGATAGATTTTAACGATTTTATGGCGTTAGCATACGGCTGCGCCGCGACCTTCGCAGTGTTGTTGAACCAGCCGGTCTTCAACTCGTTGATGTCGGCAATGGCGGTGTCGAAGACGAAATAGACTCGGTTGTTCTCCCGGTCCGTTCGGGTCATCTCGACTCCAGCCGTCTGGAGGTACGCCGCGAAATAGAGATCGGGGGTCCGAAAGTCCTTCGGACTTGTCGTCTTCGCTGACATTTCAGCCTCATCTGATCTGGTTCTTACGTTCATGTGCGAGATTCAATCTGGGTATGGGATCTGGATTTACATATTTGAGGGCTCCGGTGCGACCCGGAGCCCCTAGCTAGCCGAGCATCACGTCAGAGCGACGGCCGCTGAGAGCATGTCGTTCACCTGAACCCGAGCGAAGGTCGTCGTGTTGGCGATACCTGGAACGAGAGCTGCCGGGATGTTGATGATGGTACCAGCCACGTTGATCGAGCCCCCACCGGCAACGATCTGAGCCTGAGTGAGCCTCTTGGTCCCATAGGAGGGCGTTCCGGTGCCCGTGAGGACAACCGTGAAGGTGAAGAGCCCGTACGGACCGAGATCCGTTCCAGTGATCCGTAGGTCACCTGCCCCTGGGGTGTCCTTGTCTGCCGTCGTGATGACGGGGGCCGCGAAGGCGAACGGAGTTGAGCCATCATCTTGAACGATCGAGATGGCGGCTCCGTTGGCGAGGGCTGGTTCCCGACGTGGATCCGGGTTGAAAGTGGCGGCTCGATAACCCGCCAGGTTGCCGAAGAGGTAGCTCTTCTTGACCGCATCCGTCTCCACGAACTGCGGAGCCAAGAGTTCTTGAAGGGCAGCAACTTGCGTTGCTGTAGCTCCTCCAAGACCCGCTACACCCGTGACGGTGGCCGAAGACACGTCCACGGGACCCCCAACCGGAACGGTTGTCGTGATGAGAGTCGCCGCTACGGTCACGAGACCCTGAGCGTCCAGGTACGTCTGGATGTTGGTCGCGTTGGGGCGTCCAACATACCGAGCGTTACCACGAGATGCTTCAGTCGAAGAGTTCGACTGCGACTTGGGCTCCACATCGGCGATGAAGAGTGCCTTACTGATGTCCCCACGAATGACTCCGACGCGCATTTGAACTCCTCCTGACCCTAGACGGGCTCTAGTTTACCTCTCGCCTCGTCGATCTTCAGGAAGCGAAGGATCTCTCCATACGCCGTGTAGAACTCCGAGACAGCCTGACCGAAGGCCAGATGATTCGCACGCCGAACGAAATGAGCCCGCTTGAGGATGAGCCCCATCTTCCGCATGAGCCGAAGAAGACGCTCCGCCCGGTCGAGCGTTTGCAGCTCGTTCTCCGCTTCTTTGAGGCGGTTGTACCGGCGGACCATGTCGTTCATCAGTTCTTTCGTTTGCAACTCGAAAAAAAGGTTTTGGGGGCGCCACTTGTTGTCGATCTTTTGGAATGAACCAATTTCCTGATCGATCAAATCTCGAAGGATAGGCGCCCCCACGTTAGGCTCACGTCAGGACCACAACAGCCGTGAGCTGGTTGTCGGCCTTCACTTGAGCGAACGAGGTCACCAGAGCCAACCCTGGGACCAAAGCAGCCGGGATGAAGATGGAGGTTGCCGTCACCGTTCCACCCCCAGTGATGATCTGGGCTGCCGTCAGGGTGATAGCACCCGTCCCCGTGAAGAAGACGGTCGTGATATCAGGGGCGAGCGACGTGAAGTTCGTCCCCGTCAGGGTCACATCCCCGACTCCGGGTGTCCCCAGGTCCGCCGTTGCCAGCGTGGGAGCTGCAATGTCGGCGGCCACGAATGAGGTGACGGTGAGATGCCCAGCCGTTTGAAGACCTTTGATGGTCCCCCTCGCCTGAGACATCAGGACCCGATCGCTCTCAGCGACGTCGATGTACCCGGCAACGGTGGTATCCCCAATCTTTCGACGGGGGATGTAGCACCTCTGCTTGTCGAAGTTCACCCCAGGGGACTGGCTGTGATCAGTCCCCAATTGGGAATTTCCATCCCGCTGGTAGCGCTTGGGGGCCCCGACGAGCCGCTTGGCAGTCTTGTTGGCCAGCCGGTCATCGATGTCGTTGACCAGCAAGCCGCCTTGCGCAACCTGGGTGTGAGTTAGACGCAACATTCGTCAGCGCTCCTGCGGGAATGGTTCGGAAGGGTTCATCGGATCCGGGGCATAAGAAGATTCGCCGAGGGTGAGGTCAAACCGAAGCAGCTACCGCATGCTCGTACCCAATCTTCATCATCCGCACGATTTCAGCCGGATCAAACTCAAGCGACTCCCCCAACGGAACCGTCGGTTGAATCAGATTGACCTGGACCTTGCGAAACTTCCCGCCCAACTCCGCCAGGTCGTTCTTGAGGCCACAAACCTGCAAGTCGTTTCGGGCTACCTCATCCCCAAGCAAGGAGATGGCTCGCAAAGCAAACCCTGGGAGAGCGTGCTCCCCTTTGGGGCTCCAGGGGTCTGGGGCGTCCGGGTTCGAGCACATGATGATGTCAATCGTGTCGGCCCCCAATCGGATGGCTTCTCCAAGAGGGGTCACGTTACGGACCCCTCCATCCGTCCACAACTGACCCTTGATTTCTACCGGGGATAGAAAGGCAGGGAAGCTAGCGGAAGCCGCAACCCACTTTTGAAGATCCTCATCTGTTTCGGTAGCCGCGTAGTATTCCCCAGTCTCCCAAGAGACCGCCCCGACTCGAAGCTTACGCCCCGACTCCCGGACTGCCTTGGGGTCAAGGTCCCGCTCTACCCACTTCATAAGGGGGGTCGAATCGTAGACCGAAGACTTCCACAAGGCGGCCAGCTTCCAAAGAAACCACGACTTGCGGATGTTGTCATTGTTGACCTTCAACCATGTCTCAACAAGCTTGTTGTACCCTTCCCCAAGTTTACCCAGGGGAGATTGAGACAGGAAGGCGGCGTTCAAAGCCCCAACGGACACCCCACAGAGGATTTCGTATTCGCGGCCTTCCTCTTGAATCCACTTCTTGAGGACTCCGACTTCAAAGGCCCCTTTAGCTCCGCCCCCAGACATCACCAAAGCTCTCATTCGTCATCCCTCACCGTACAGTAGAACGTAGCCGTTGCGTGTTCACCAGTAAAAGGGGTGTCGTTCTTGAGTCGCACACGAAGTTCAATGCCTTGGGAAGCCCTCAAAGAGCGCATGGTCCCATACCTGAACGGAAACCCGAAGATGTCGTTCTGAGTTCCTCTTTCAGAACCGCCAATGGCGGGGATGACCGGGTAGCAACCTAAGGCTTCGTCGATGAAGTTGGTCATTCGCTTGTAGACCGTCTTCTCGACACAGACCTTGTTCGGAAGATCAGCCGGATTGTAAGCCCACGCCTCGAACTCTATGAAGTCCGTGAAGATGATGTTTTTTGCGAACTGAACCTCAGCCCCTTCAACGTCGATACGCTTCCCAGCATCAGGAATGAGGGTGAAGAGCGAGTTGACCATCTTCGAGTAAGTAGCGAGCACGGTCTTCCCAGACTGGCTCGCGAAGAAGGTCACCGTACCGGCTGCGTAGTCAACGGTGAAGTCCCCACCACTCGTGGCGTAGGGGGCTCGTTGTGTCTTGGTCACCCCATCCGCAGTAACCACAACGGCGTAGCCGTGATCAACCGCCTGGCTATAAGCATCCTCATCGAACAGTTTCCCGTGGATCATGTTGATCCAAACGTCACCACTCGTCCACGTGAGCCCGTCCCCTGAGTCTGTCAGTGTCTTGTCCGTCTCACGCGTACTCGTCGAAAACCAGGTCGTTGGGTCACAGAAGTTGTGTGTAACGACGATCAGCTCCGAACCAGAGCGAGGGACCAACGCCGAGGATGTGACACCATCTGGACTAATCGGGCCAAGGTGTCCGATGGTCATAGCTTCACCCCTTGAAAGTGTGCTTCCGCAAAGTCGAGCGAAGTGAGGTTGTCACGAACGGTGACCCGCAAATAATCTGCGGCTGCGAATGTCCCAGCCCGTGCCAAGCGTAGGCTTCGAGGCATATGGACCTTAATCCGCATGAAGTTGGTAGTGCCTGTGATGACGTCAAAGTCCTCACAAATCTCGATCAGATCCCGAGTTCTCTTCATGTTTTGCCAAGGCGATACAACGAGATCACCGGCCTTTAGGTCCAGGAGTAAACCGTTCGCAAGGGTTCCGATGCCAAGGAGGACAAATTTGTTGCCAAATTGAAAGGCCGTTGCGTCCTCAAACAAGAACGAGAGGGCGTTGATCTCGATGTCGTAGTTGTTGGGCGGGTTGTACTCGAAGACGACCGGAGTGACGCTCCCGTCTACAGCGAGGTTCGCTGATCCACCACTCTTGATCGAGTTGGCGATGAGGAGTGACGGAATGTCATCGATCGAACGGTTCGCGTAGGGTTTGAAGTTCGTCTCGAAGTTGTCTTTATCCGCATCATTTGTAGCTTGCGAGTAGCCTCCGTTGATGACGGACTCAGGTACGACCCCTTTCCAAATGGTGCAAGTAAGCACCTCAGGGATGTCGTAACCGTAGATGAAGTAGGCTTCCGTGCTCTCCTCGTACTGAGGCTTGAGGCTTTTGCCTGTGATGAAGGGCTTGAACCAAGCCCAGTTCCCAGACCGTTGCGGCATCGTGCCGAAGCTAATACTCATGTGGGCAACTCCGAGAAGTCAAAGCTCGCGTTGAGCCGCACGTTGTTACCACCAGGGATACCATAGGCGACGACCTTGGCTGGACCGATCACTCGGATGGGAATCGCAAGCTGTCGAACGAGCGGACCCGTAACGAGAATCAGGTCGCTAATGACGACCTCCGCATTTGAAGACACGGGAAGGGCAGTGCTTCGGAAGAAGAAGGTGGCGTTGGTGCCTGACCCGCCCGACTCCGCCGAGATGATGTAGGTCGCCAAGCTGGCCGTTTTACCCGTGGGGACGTAGTGATGACCCCAAAGGGTGCGGTTATCCCCGGTCGCCGCAACAAGATTCCCAACCCCGATAGTTCCGATAACAGTCCCTCCCCCACCTGTCGTCGTGTAGAGGGAGATCGTGCCCACGTTTACAAGAGTGGATCCGACCGTCTTCACGATCACCTTCTCGATGAAACAGATATTCGTGGCAACTGTATTTACAGCCGTAGTTCCGTTGAGGGTAACGACCTCCGTGTAGGGCCCCGCTCCGGTCGAATCGAGGTACGTGATCTCTAGGGTACGCGCTCCGACGCCAGCCGAGGAATCGGAAGCACTCGACGACTTGATTGACCGTTGAGCATTCGACGAAGGCTCAATATAGGCCGTTGCACGAACAACATTCAACGTTCCGGCGGTAGCTCCTCCAAGTTGAACCATGCCGGTCGAAATGCCGACAACTGCGTTAGAGGAGATGTTGTTGACAACGACCTGAAGGTTACCGTCCGGATCGACGCGGAGAGTTTGAACGTTGTTAGAGTTGTCAACACCGGCCACCGGGACAGGAGCCTCCTCTAGAGGCGATCCGACTTCGGCTTGTCCTTCAATCGCATTCCCAGCTGCGTGGCCAACGAACGTTACATTGACTCCAGTGAAGGAGGGGGTCGTGCCGGTAACCGTCCACGAAATCTTGAAGGTGTCGGTGTGGGTGTCGACGATCGGAAGGACCTCAACGCCAACCGCAGTGAGAGCAGCTCCAGTGATGGTTTCTCCTACGACCGTCGTTTGATCGATGGGGTCTACTTCCTCGATTTTGAATGTGATCGAGGGCGTCGTCCCGGTAGGGGCGTCCTTGATGTTGATGATGAGATACCACTCACTCCAACCAAGCCAGTCGACGACGGCGGATCCGCTTGCCGTGATGGTGGCGCTGTTGTGGATGGTCTGTCGATTGCCCGTCGGCTCCGCTCTGATTGGATCGGGGTTCGTCCCAAGCTCGACCGAACCCCCGATCTTGGACTTCCGAAGAACAACCCCGAGGACGTTCTCGACACCCCCTCCGGCGTCAGTATCGTATGTCCGAGGAGCCTGAGCGACGGAAGAGCCGTCCAGACCAGCCACGAGAACAGGCGACTGGTCGGATGCGATGACGACGGGCATAGAGGCGGTCATCGCCTTCTGCCCAGCGGTTAGAGTACCCCCATCATCGAATTGAAATTGAGACTTGGTGTAGAGCTTCCCGTCCGCATCCGTTTGAAGCGGCTTGGATGAAACCTTCGGGAGAAAAGTGACCAAAACATCAATGGAATTGACCGAGCTTGCAGCCGTGGCGGTTCCTGTCAACGACCCCGCAGCGCTTTGCACTTGAGAGAAGCACCCGAAGCCTGCAACGCTCAGGTCTGAGGTCCAACCCGCCCCCGGAGTGATCAAAGAGGCGATGTCTGCGCCGTAGGCAGCGATGCAAAACTCACCGTTGGCTCCGGTAACAACAGGACCAACGGACAGAGAGGTCCCCACATTCGCGACGGCTGCGATCTTGTCTACCGGATTGCTGACCGTGAGAATGTCTGAGACCTCATAAATCTGCATCGCCAAGTTGGTGTCTGGCGAGAAGTTGATCGCAGAAACGGTGCAGGCTCCTGCGCTAGCACTGGTGGCGTACCAGACGGAGATCGAGGATCCGGATGGGGTAACAGCTACGGTGGCCGCTGCCTTGGCATACGAGTTCCCTCGGGTGTCCGCCAAGGTGTACGGGATGTTGAAGGTCCCCTGACCTTCTATGACCACAACGATGAGCGTGGTCCCAAGCTTAACGTTCGACGTGAAGGCAGTTGAAATGCTGGTCGCGAATGCTGGTCCAGTGTTGTTCTTCTGAACGACGGAGGGGGTAACGCTGTCTGGGTAGACAACGGTTTCAACGGAGACCTTCAGGATCCCGGCAACTGTGGCCTGAAGATTTAAGTACTCGTTGGTCCCGGAACCACTCTTCTGAGCGGCCAACACAGATCGGACAACGTCGGCTGCTTTGTCATAAGGTACGACTGTAGCGAGACTTTGGCCGTATATAGAACGACTCAACGGGTAGTAAGTCGTGGATAGAGTCAGGCTGGTTTGAGCTGTCAGCCCGTTGGTGATGGTAACCCTGAAGAACTTAGCCCGTGGGGAAAAAGAGTAGGCTTCTCCATGGTTAGGTTGGATCGTGAACGACTCCGAGTACCCGAAGGTGACGTTATCCTCCGACCACTCAAACAACAAGCCGTTTACAGCGCTGACTTGGTCGGCCAGTACCGTGACATCGATGGAAACGATGTTGGAAACATCCTCGCCAACGCCAATGAAACTGGCGTTGGCAGCGAGCGGAATAACGGAAGAGTTTCCCGCCGAAGGGATCGCGATCTTCGCCTTCTGGTTGCCAGTAGGCTTGTAGTTTGTCTCGAAGTCCGTCTTGTCGGAGTCGTTCTGAGCCTGCGAAACACCGAAGCCGTCAGGAACGGACCCCTTCCAGATCGTGAACAGATAGACGATGACCTCATCAACGGCGAACAGTTCGTACACGTCCCCATCGGCCCTCGTCAACTCATCGTATTGAAGAGGCAAACGCTTTTCGCTCAACACGGTCTTCAACGCGGACCATGTCTTATGAACGATAATGAATGAGGAGCCGAACTCTGCCATCACATCTCCGGGACGACGTTAGGTCGTGATATCGTAGAACCCGAACCCTCCAAAAATGGTGCCAGCAGTTGTACTATCTGGGCCGATCATAAGATCAATACGAGCTGGCCCATCCACGACAAGGGGGGGATCCAAAGGATGCGTTCGAGACGCAGTATCTAGTTGGACTCGGTAAATAACCGCCAAACTGAGATCCACGGGAACGGCAGAGAGGGGGTTGAAGTGCCGCAACCAGCAGTTTGCACTCGGTCCGAGCTTCATACCTGCCGTAACGTACGTCACGGTGCTCTTTTTTCCTGCTGCTACGTAGTGGTGTGCCCAGTGCGTATGGATGAAGCCCGCCCCAAACGCCGAGATCGAACCGATGGTAGAGCCGCCTCCACCCGTCGTTGACTTGAGGTTGATGACTCCATCGTTTGCACGAAGAGACCCGGCCTCGATGACGTGCATCTCCTCGATGAAACGGATGTTCGTCGCCACCGTGTTAACGGGAGTCGTACCGTTCATGGTCAAGTCTTCGGTGAACGGACCTGCCATCGTATTATCGTAGTAGGTGATACGAATCTTGCGGGCCCCGGTCCCAGCGGAGGTGTCGTTGGCGCTTGTCGATACGACCGAGCGCTGCACTGCCGTTGTAGGCTCCGTGTATGCCGACAACCTAATGACCAAGGGAGTCGTAGCCGAGACGTTCATGTAACCGTTCGACTGTCCGGACCTAGCTCCGCTAATCTGGGCACGGGAAACAGCACTCTGCAACGGCTCGATGATGGAGACCCCGATGCGTTTGTTAGCGAAGGGCTTGTAATTCGTCTCGAAGTCCGACTTGTCGGAGTCGTTCTGTCCTTGACTATACCCGCCGCTCAGGATCACACCATCAGGGACAGCACCCTTCCAAATAGCGCAGGTGTAAACAAGGGGACCGTCAAACGCGAAGATTTCATAGGTAACCCCATTGTCGTCGTACTGAACGGACAAAACCTTACCGTCCACACTGGTCTTGAAACCAGTCCAGGCGGAAGAGATCGTCGCAATGGAGTTGATGGTAACCGCCATATCCTATAGCTCCGAGAAGTCGAACGAAGCGTTGAGGGTTTGGTTGTTACCCGCAGGGATCCCATAGGCCGTGAGCCGAGCTGGACCCACCGCCTTGAGGGGGATGCCTAATTGGCGGACAGTAACAGCCGATTGAGTCAAGAACTCACTCACCTGAACATCCGGAGATGTTGCTACGGTCGGGTCTTTCTGACGCAATATAAACGTTGCCGTAGCTACCGCCCCCGCAACCGTAGCGGAACAAACGAAGGTGGAGAGAGAGACTGTCTTCCCTGCCTGAACGTAATGGTGCCCCCAGAAGGTTCTGTTGTCCCCCTGCCCTGAGATAACATTTCCAACTCCGACTGTTCCGATCGTCCCACCCCCACCGGAGTTGTTCACGTACAGCGTGATTGTCCCCGCATTTCGCTCACCTGAGCCAGAACTCACCACCTTAATCTTCTCGATGAAACAGATGTCTGTGTTCGTTGTGGCTACGGGAGTTGTGCCGCTGAGGGTCACCGTCTCGGTAAAGGGGCCCGCACAGGTCTGGTCGTAGTAGGTGATCTCGACCTGTCGAGCGCCCGTACCTGCTGAGGTGTCGTTGGCACTAGAAGAGGAGAGAGACCGCTGAGCGTTCGTCGTCTGCTCGTTGTACGTGGTCGCACGTACAACTTGAAGAGTTTCGGAGGAACCACCCCCAAGGATAACTCTACCGATAGCTAGACCCACGAGCGCATTGGAGGGGCCTACCGTGACTGGAACTGGAGACTGATCACTCGCGATGGTAACCGGGACCGAAGACGCCATCGTCTTCTGACCAACCGTAGGTGCCGTTGACCCTAACCAAGCCCCCGTATTGACATCGAGACGACTCCCCACAAGAGTCGCTGGGAGTTGGCCCGTTTTGGTCCCGTCGTAGAAGGCCGTGCCATCACTCAACCGAAACGAGAACGGGGCTCCAGCCGTTGTCCTATCAAGGGCCGGGGAAATGAAAGTCGAGCCGTCCGAGAGCCCGATCATCCACCGTTGAGCGTGGGATCCCTGGTTGCCTTGGTTGGCCGTGACTGTTCCGCTGATCGGAAGATCCGTTCCGCCAGCTACCCCTTGAACGGAGACAACCCCGCCCGCCGGGGTGCCAGCTACACCAGCTCCAACGAAGACTTGTCTCCCCGTGGTGTCCACGAGGATGAATTGAGCGTCCCCTGAGCCATCTACCCCTACAGTGATGAACCCACGGCTATTCGCCGTCGTCGCAACCCCATCCTTGAGGGCTAGTTCGACGCCATCAGTTGTGAACGGGATCGAAACGGGGGACTTGGCCATGTCACGCTATAGTGCGGGTACGACTGGTCTCGAAAACGCCCGAGTAGGTCATCGTATCTGTCACGGTAGCGAGAACAGTAGATCCGTCGATCGCGTAAGCCTTCCACTCGTCCGTGTTGATGGTCTTGTTGGCGTTGTACGTGATCGTCTCTTCGACGATCTTGGCCGTCTTGGCCGCACTGGTCCACCAGATGATCGATGTGGGGAACGGGTCGGCTGCGGGGAGAGTCTCTTGGTAGGCCCCCGAGGCAAAACCCTCGAAGGGGCCGCCCTCGTCAGCAAGGTGAATGAGCTGACGAAGCGTCCGGTGATCGTCAGCCGTGATTCCGGTACTTGCGGACCTTGGGTTAAAAGTCCCGACGGTATCCCGCATCCAAAAACTGGTACCGTCGAATGTAACCCCACCAGCTACCGATGGGATTGAAGCCCCCCCGCTTAGACGAAGTTCTTCATCCTCTTCGAGAGGGCCAGGGCGACGGTCTGGAGTCCGGGGCACTACACCCTCTTAGGGCTCTTCTTAAAGGTCCCCTTCTTAGAAGGGGTCGTCATCTGAGCTTCAGTTGTAGGGGTGAGCGCTTGCTCAAGACCTGGGACACTCTCGAATGGGGCAGCACCATTCGCATGTCCGTTTGCATTCGGAACTACAGGAACTACAGATGTGACCTCAGCAGCAGCGGCTGCCTCCTCGGCCAAGCGACGCTCTTTGATCGACATCCCCGGTCGAATGCCAGGTACAGGTCTCGGCCCTCCCGCAGTAGGGGTGAAACCTGAAGTCTCTTCAACGATAGTCCCCTCACTCAACGCCTTTTTGAAGTTGGCTACCTTTGTGGCCTCATCCTCCTGAAACTTCTTCACAATCTTGACCGACATCTCCATCGCCAGAACTCGACCCGAGTGGACCAGCCTGTTGTTCTCCGCTTGCTTGGCAAGAACGGCAGACACTTGAGATGCCCGTACGAGGTACTTCTTGATCTCTGCTGCAACTTGAAGATCGAGTTTACCTTCGTCGATGTCCTTGTCTACGTGAGACAGAAGGCCTTCTACTGCTTGAGAGGCTTGTAAAAAAGCTTGAATTGCTCCCTCAAAACGAAGAACATCCTTCTGTGCAGCTTCCAAAGTGTCATCGAGGCGGCACCCGAGTTCGTGTGCCACCCCGATCTTCAATTCGCTCTTGTCGAGGTTCATCCGGTTTCCTTTACATTTAATTTAGAGATTCAGATCAGGCGTAGGGGATGACGCAGATCACATCCGGGGTTGCGCCAGTAGACTTCACCGTGAACTCGAACTTGAGCTGCCCGTTGGTCAGCGACGTCCCAGGGTAGTAATCGTGGTTGGAGCCCGCGTTCGCTCCAGGTCGGAGCAAATCTCCGTTGAGGAACACATCGTAGTCCGTGGTGAACGTACCCCCGGACATGTTGGGGAGCTGCGTATCGAGGTTGGTACCTCCACCGACTCCTCCAACATCGGTGTCAGCAGCGGTCGTCACGGTCACGTTGGCGTAAACCTTGGCAGTTCGATTTGAACCCGTCGGGTTGGCTGCCAGGTAGATGGCTCGAAGCAGGGAGACCTCTCCGAACGCCGTCTCGAAATCATCCCACTCTTGAGTGGTATCCGAAAGTTTGATGCCGTCCGTCTGAGCCCACGTCGAACCCGTCTGGTTCGTATCATCGAGAAACATCTCGTTGAACGCAAGGATTCGCAGATCGCCTGCCGTGGTCTCGATCACACCGTCCGAGCTACCCACTCGAATAGGGCGCGTACCCGACGTGTTCGCACGAAGACCCGTGGCGAAGTCGTTGACGATCGCATCGTTGTTGAACACGTCAACGTCAATCCCGAACTGGATCTCGCTGGTGCCTCCCGTGCTTCCTTCCAAAAGGCGAAGGAGGTTGGCGTTGACGAGGTCTCGGATAATCCACGTGAGCCCGGCAGAGTTCAGGTCCAACGTGGCGTTGTTGCCAAGCTCAACGGCCGTTGTACCTTGGTTGTCGTAAGCTCGCTGCCGGGTGACATCCACACTTGCCGCATGGTCCACGAAGGTCGCCGACATGAGCCAGCAATCCTCGGGGAGATCATCGAACTTGACTCGACGAACATAGGCGTAGTTGATGAACTTCGCCTGAATGTCCGCTACCGGGCAGGCTTCGAGGTCATCCAACGCAACGTTCATCCGGACGAAGCTGATCTTGACTCTATTTCCAGCCGAGGTGTCGTTGAAGGCGGCGCCGTCGGTGCCCGTGCTCTCGTACTGGAGGAGACCGAAGACATCTCGACCGCTGGACTGAATCTTCTGTCCCGTCGTAACATCTCGAATCTCCAAAAGGTTCTTGGGGTTGATGGCATCCGGCCCGGCAATTTCAACCAGCTCGTGGACGTTGAAACCAGCACCGGAGAAGGCGGAGTACTGAACCACCGCACCATCCTGGGTCAGCGCTACGGCCGCCACCAAGGTCGGAGCCTGGAGCGCATACACGGTCAGAAGCTTCCAGTTCTGACCCGTAGCGCCACCGCTCATGCCGGTCACAACGAATCCGGCATCCACCACCGTCTCGGTGATGGCGACGTTACCCGCCGTACCACCAGTGTCGTTGATCAAGTTAACCAACGCCGATCCACCGTTGTACGCTGTGACGTTCAACGTGGGGGCGGCGTTGACAGCCGCGATGATGGTGTCTCGGATGGTGTCGGCCGAGTCACCTGCCGTAAAGACAAGCGCTCGTAGCGTGGCGGTGTTGACAACAGAGGCGTTGCTGTCGAACTCGAACGTAACCGCAGGGTTCACACCATCGCTGAGGACGAAGTTCTCACCGTCTACGATGAGAGACCCTGCGATGGTCGTGATGGTGCCTCTGGCTTGAGCATCCACGGGGATGTCAGTGAGGCTAGTCACGCGACAGAGGGTCTTTTGCTCTTCGATCTCATCGAGGTCGAAGTTCAGGTCCCGAATGCCTCGCTTTTTCCCGTTGATGGTCGGGATGTCGTCGTACCAGTTGCCAGCTCCATCATCCCAAATGGCTCGTTTCATCTGGGAACGAAGACCGTTCAGGTCGAACTCGATCTCGACGCCCGCTGTCTCCAGAGTCGAACCCGCCGCGACGGTATCGTCATACAGATCCGAGTTCTTGATCTGAGTGTCTTGGCGAATGAATGTTCTGGACATGGAAACTCCTCTTTGACCGCTGCTTCCTTTAAAGGAAACATAAGAACCTTCTCAAAGCTCAAGGGGCAGTGATGATGTAGTCCGCGATGAGCTTGTCACCCGGCCTCATGGGTACCCCCATGGTGATTGTATCAAAACCAGTCCCAACCCCACCACTTTCCGAAACCGTGTAGTCATCAAGCAGGGTTTGTCTGACGCCGTTGTAGTAAACCTGGATTGAAAGGAAAGGGAGATTGTGAACGAAGTTCTCAGAGGAGGGGGTTGTGTAGACGAGGTTGACCCCATCCTTTGCACCTAACAACCCCTGTCCCGTCCTGTACCGACCAACAGCTATGAAGAGCTGCTGTGCGGTCTGGAGGTTGAGGAAGTTGATTAGATACACGCACGTCTCCCACCGCTTTCAACGAACCGGAGGTTTATCGCGGGTTGGCGAAGGTGAACGATGTCGTGAACTGAACAGCGCCTCCCGTGGATCGAACAAACATCGTTGAAACCAGTCCGAAAAACCCAGTGAGTTCCTTCCCAAATGGGATCAGCATCTCCGGCCCACCCGGATCGAAAGCGACATACAGAGGGTTCGCCCCATCGAGATTGAGGATGCGAACATTCTCCATAGCTCTTGGTAGATCGAGCTGGAGAGCGTCTGCGATCCCAGTCCCGGTCGGAGCACTCGCCGTGAACCCCGATTGCAACGGCCCGGTGAACGGAGGGAGCACCAGGGTTGCCGCCCCCGGTGCCGGAGTGACCATCTCGGCGCTTGCTCCATCGATGTAGACGAGCTTGATCCAAAACGCATCCGTATCCGACAGGGAGAAGTTAGAAGGCTTGAAAATCATCCGAACGTTCTCGCCCGGTTGAATCACATGCTGAGGGCCCGCTACCGCAGGGTCCACCTTTCCTGTTCTGGGGACGGTCATCACCGTGGTCGCGAAAAGACCCCCTGGGTTGTTGGCGACATCCGCCTTGAGCCGGTACTGTTCAACCAGCTCCGATGCAGGCCGGATCGGAGTGATGAGGTCGATCAGGCCGGGTTTGCGACGAAGGATTGAGAACAGGCGGGGGGCTGTCATGTCACTTCGACCCGGCTACAAGATGATCATAGGTTGCAGCCGCCTCGTTACCCTTCTCGGTACGGGCCAGCTCTTGGGCCTCCCTCCAGGAGCCTGTCTCAACCCCACCATAGTTCGCCTGAAGGTTGGCTTTGAAGACGTGGTCCTTCTCTTTTTTGGCCAGCATGTCCCGCCGCTTCGCCCGGTAGGCGTTCTCTTTGATGGACTTGCTAGCCCACCCCCCAGACTCACCCTCCTTGAGAATGAACCCTAGGTTACCGGGGGCGAAGCCAATTTGAGCCGGGAGCCCGCAGGTCTTGCAAGCAAGGGCTTTGGTGCCAGCTTTTACTTGATCGTACTCCGAGTACGACAGGCGTTGGTCGTGGGTTTCACCGCATTCAAGGCATTCGATCTGGTACGTCGGCACGGTCGGTCTCCCTTCATTTCATTTTCATTTCACGCTGAATAGCGTGGCGGAAAGCATCTTCTGCGGCGGTCTTCTTCTTGGTCTTCGTGGGGATCTCCCACTTACGGACATGACCAATGACAGCCGATACGTGTTTGCAAACCCGATTGATCCGCTCAGGGTCTTTGATGTTCGGGGTTGATGCCGTACCCACGGGTTTACCGTCGATGTAAGCCTCACCCTTCGCATGGAACTCGGAGCCCAACCATCTCCAAGCTTTACAGGAACAAGAGAAGTGGACATCCATCTTGGTCAAGGCTTTCACTACCCCTTTGCGGGTTGCCTTAAGCTTGACCATCTTGGGGCCGTTGCCGCAGTTGACAGAGAAGATCCAACGGAGGTTGCCAACATCTACTCGTTTGACGGAAACGGCGCAGGTCTTGGATCGGTCGACGACCTTGGGATTCAACCCTTCTTCAATCTCGGGAAACCGGGCAGCAACCCGAACCGAACCCTCAAGTGGTACCAAGACCTCATGGGCCGTCCGTAGCAACCAGAGCTGCGTCACGGACTCAATGAGGTCGGCGTTGTGTCGATTGGGGATCTTGTCTCGGTAGGGGTAAAGGGTCTTGCTGTAGTCGTTGTCGGGTCGTTCCCCTAACCCGTTGTAGCTAGGCTTGGCTTTCGAGTGATCGATCTCGTCAGCTCGCCCTTGATCCTTCAACAGGTCGTCAGCGTTGTCGACATGGTAGATCGATTGGTTGTTCTTGGAAGGCTCTCGGGGCTCTTCCCCTGAAGGCTTCGCAAACGTAGCGGACCCAGGGATCTCTGAGTCAAGAGGCAGACCCTTCCCGCCAGGATCACCACTGGGGAGCTTGGACTCCGAAAATGACGACCCTCCCGCTGTACCGTAGGGCGGACGGAGTACGAGCGGTTGCATGAACCCTACTGGTTCTTGTCCTTGACGACGTCCTTGTTCTTCTCCCAATTATCAGCGATCTCCTCAAGTTGAGCGTCCGTGAGGGCCGGATTGCTCTTCTTGAAGCCTTTCATCACATCTTCCCTGGAGTCAGCCTGCATAGGCCCCATCGCCTCGACAGCTTCCTGAGCCGTCTGCGATAGCGCCATCTTGACGTAATGGAGGCCAGCGATGACCACGTGACGGTTGGGAGTGGCCGTCTTCTCGATGTAGTCCGCGAGTTGGCGGAGATGCGAGGCGATGCGATTGGTCGATGCGAGTTTGAACATGGCCTGCTTCCCTTGACCCACTTGCGGAGTCGTTTGAATCGGTTGGATGTACGGCGAACGACGATCGATGTGCCGGATACGGACGTCTTTGAGAACCCGCTCCAGCTCCTCAACCTTCTCTGGCTTGAGAGACTGCTTCAACTCCTCGTAGTCAAGACGAGAGGCCGCTAGAGCCGTAGCATCCAGCGCCTTGTCGAGCCTGAAAAGAGCATCGGGGAGGCCATAGATGACATCCCCGGCGATCTCGTAGAAGTGGTCTCGATGGCTGGATTGCGAGATGAGTCGCACAGCCTTGTCGACGAAGTTTTTGAGCTGATCGCACCGCATTCGGGCGTCTGTCAGCTCCTCTTGTAGGTAAACGATAACCCCGCCGCCTTCCTTTAAGGCGGCGGCCGTCACCAAGTCTGAAAGGGGGTTATCTTCCCCGAGCTTCTCGTCTGACGCCATCGCAAGACGAGAAGCTACAAGAGAAGTAGCGGCACCTACGCTGCGAAGGCTTCGGGGAACTCCTCCAGGAGCACCCGCTTGAAGTCATCGGATTCCGCAGCGAAGATCGCCCGGATGACGTCCAGACGATCCTCAAAGTTCAGACGGATCATCGCAAGCCGACGCTTCCAGTGGTCACTGAACTCGTACTCGGTTGGGAAATCCTTGCAGATGGCCTTGGCGATGCTCTTTCGGGCGTCCGCCGTCCCATCCTTCTCGATCTTGGACTGACCCTCTTCAGGGCCTCCCTGCTGAGCCCCTTGCTGAGGCTGGACCATCTGCATGTTTCCGAAGGCCTTCTTGGGGCCATTCGTGTTGCGGAAGGTCATCCCTTCGGCTTCGACCACGCTCTCTTGAGCCCGACCGCCCATACCCGAGAGGTCAGCAATCTCAGTCCCACCCCCCGTTGAAAGAGTCGTCTGGATGCCCTCGGTCTGTGAGACCCGCTGGCCTTGGGGGATCTGAGCTACAACCCTGGACTGGGCTGGTGCTGCTTGAACCCGCTGAGGTTGAGCCGAAGCTTGACGCTGGCCCATCCCAGGCTGGTTGTTGGCCGCCATGTTGTGCGACTGAGCTTGAGGGGGGACGTAGCCGACGCCTCGGCTCATCACGTCGCCCTTATGAGCCTCCTTCTCAGCGAGATACTGGGAACGCTGATCTTCGGTCATCCTAGCGAGGACCTCTTGCTCCGAGATGCCCTCCCCCGGTCGAACCTTCACCTGTTCGGCAGTTCGGATGGCGGAACCCACGGTGTCCGGGGTCACCCTCGTCTCCATCCTGGCGGGAGTCATGAGGGTACGAGCCACGGGAACACCGAACTCCGCGCCCCCCATCTCGATGGCTCCAGGACCCCCATTGAAGGACCTAGCGACCCCACCACCTCGGTTCTGTTGAGCCCGAACGGCTTGCGTCTGCTGTTGAGCGGCGGCTGCCCGGTCCCCACGGGACATCACGATACGCTCATCCGACTCGACGGTCGTGATGGCGTTCCTCTTGACCGGCTGCATCGGGTTCTGGCCAAGATCGTTGGCCGACCGGACCTGGATGTTGGCTGAGGGTGCCGCTTGAATGGGGTCGCTCGGGTCGTAAGTCTCGGAGGGGACGAGCCACCCGAGCTTGAGAGCCCCACGAAGAGTGGGGAGAACAAACCTCTGACCCCCGACTTCTACGTTGGTCCCATCGAACAGGACCTCCATTTCCACCGCAACCGTGTACCCCGTGCTCCCAAGAGCAAAGGACCGGGTAGAAATGTACGAGATCATCTGCCCCGGTCTGAATTTAATCTGATCCATCATCATTTGGTTTCGGCCTCCTATGTCGCCTCTATAGGGGGCCTATACAAATCGATTAGCGATTAACGAATTAGGGGCGGGCTCACCCAACCGGGTGGACCCGCCCCTACCCCGCAGACCGGGTCACTTCTTGCGGCTGGCTTTACCCGTATCCGGGAGCTGCCCCACCGTCACCTTGAGGGCCTTCACGAACCGAGCCTTGAGCTTCTTGGAAGCAGGCTTAGCAGGAACGGTCATCGTCGCACCTGTTGCCGGGTTGCGGGCCTTCCGCTCCTGCTTCGGGGGAACCTTCACGAGGAGAAGCTTCGCGATCCCAGGGACCACGAACTTCCCTTCCTTCTTGAGGGTCTTCCCGCAGACCGAGTTCAAGGCGTTGAGAAACGCCTTTACGTGGGTCTTGGTCGTGCCATCCATCTCTTCCGCGATTGCAGTGATGAGTTGCGTCTTTGTCATCTGTTTCCTTCCGATCTTAGAGTCTAAAGATAGGGTCCGACCAATTCGTTCCTTACCCTAGCTTACTATACACCGAGGGTAGTCTGTAAAGACAGAAAATCAAACAGAAGAACTTTGCCCATTCGGGGATCCAGCTTCTTCGGCCATATCTGTCATAGCCTGCGTTGCTTCCGCCAGGGTCAGGGAGTCTTGAGCTGGGTCACCCATGGACTGCGGATCCTGCGTAGCCCATAGAGCAGGGAGCGCAGGAGAGCCCGTCAACGTCAAAAGAGCCTGCTCTGCGAAGCTGGTTTCCGTCTCCCGAAGGTAATGGAAGCCTTGAATGTGGTCTTGTATCGCTTTGAACGAGTCCTTGATGGCCTCTTCGTCCGTATCGCCAGTACCTTCCCACGTTTGCTCGAACGAGACCTGCCCGCTACCCGAGTCGTCAATCCCCTTCTGCCCTTGAAGGGTGGCTTTGAATTTCCAGACCCCCAACCCGATATCGGAGGGGGAGTGCTCCAATCCAAAGCGGACCTTCGTGACCGACTGAGGATCGATCGACTTCCCGAGGAAGAGTAGGGCGTCGGCTAGGATCGAGAGGTGGCTCATGCCGCCTTCTACACCAGAAGCCTCAGACTAGGACTTGGTTTCCGATCTGCACCTTGTGGAAAGTCCCGTTGAAGTCGCTTCCGGTAGCGATCCCACCGACCCCAACGAACACGTAACTCGGCTGAAAAGAAGCCCACGTGGCCGTTGGGTCGGTCCCCCACGTGGTCGTAGCCGTTTCACTCTGCCGAAACTTGGCGAACCTTGCCCCATCGATGGCTTGCTCAGAGTTCCAAGAGTAGCGAAGCCTCATCTGGGCTCCCGCTACCTCTGCGGCGAATTGGCCGGCAGCTATCAAGACCCCCGCAGCGGATCGTTGATGAACGATAGCTTGGTTGTCTGTAGTGAGATAAATTTCAAGGAATCGCGTTGGGGAGACGAGGGCATCCGCTAGGACGACGAGAGACCTGGAGGAGCCCGTAGCTCCGGTCGTGATCCACAGGTCAATGGCCCCTTTGATCCCTGAGATTTGCGTTACATCGTAACGACCCACCCCAAGGCCCGTGAAGACCAACCCAGGGAGAAGCTCGGTTACCCTCGGAGCCCTCTGAGAGGCCCCAACCATGGGGAGCCCAGGGTTCATGGAGATGTCCCCGATCATGCCGGTTGGGTAGAGAATGAAGGGCTCGGTCATCTTGTAGAAGGAGAAGCACAAGAGGATCAGAGCCAAGGCTCGGTACCGTTTTGGGGGTTGGGTACCTATTCCGGTGGTCGACCCACTCGACGGGGGTGCTGGATGCTGTACATCTTGAGCCTACGGCTGACAACCGTTGGGGCCAGTCCGAACTCCCGAGCGATCTGACGAATCGGGATCCCCGCAAGGGCCATCTCTCGGAGCCTGGCTTCGGGCATTGTCTGCCGAATCTCGTAGTGCCGACCTTGGAAGCCAAAGTTTAGCTTGTGCTTCATACACTCGGGCATGTGAGGCTTCACGAGGGAAATGAAGAGATGGGCTTGGTCTTCCCCATCGAAGAGAAAGTCCCCGGTCTTACCTTGGTGGACTTCCCAGCGGGGCTTGAGACTGAACTTTGAGAGGATCTCGAAGGCAACTTCTCGACTCTCTGGTTCCATTCCAAAGGTGATGCGAGGCCACCAACCAACGGAACCATCGTCCATAAACCACAAACTCAGAGCAAACGCATCCACAAGGTCCACGACCTTTCGGTCAAGACGCTTCGGACCCGTCGCATCGTAGAAGAGGGAGTGCCATTCGTTGAGGGTGGGGTGAGCTACTGTCTCGAACCTCCAACCCTTGAAGTCCCCTTCTGGCTTCTTCCAGACGACGGGCTTGATCCCGTTCTTCACCCACGGCCCCCATTGAGCCGCCTTCCATTCAATGTACTCCCGTTGAGCATCGGAGTGGTTCTCAACGAACCGGGTCGAATTGGGGAGCCGGTTCAACCGCCCGTCCCCAAGCATTGATCCCACAAGAAGTGACCGGAGCGGCCCCTCAATGGGGGTTACCTCGTTGCGTTCCGAACGGGAGACGGTCTCGATACCAAACCTCTTCCTCCAGGACCTCACCCTCTTAAGGGAGGCTTCTGATCCAATACGCTCCACGATGGCTTGGTCCGTGAGCTTCTCAACTTCGTAGAGCTGGCGGAGTTCTTCGATGGGTATCGGACACTGAATTAGCCTCACTAGGTTTGAGTTAGCACCTAGTGGGTGCATTAGCAATCCAAATGCCAAAAGGCCGCCCCGGTTTCCCAGGACGGCCTTCTAGTCAGTTGACCTATTTCTAGGCTACACTCGCTCAGACGCGAGTGACGATGAGTCGAGTCAGACCTCGGGGGTTGAAGGCCCCAATGCCGACATTTTCAAAGCAACTGAAGCCAATCGTACGAGCCTTCGGGTCGTCCGCAGAGAGGACGGTCAGCTCGGTACGAACCGGGAAGCGGCCGAAGTTCTCCGGCTCCGCACAGATGTACACGAAGCCAGCCGGAACGAGGCGGCTCGTGATGATCTGAGCACCCCAAAGCGTGGCCTGGAGGCCCGTCTTGAGGAGGACAGCCTGCGACTCGATGTCGAGGATGTCTCGGCCGAACTTGCGGATGTCCGCGTAGTCCGTCGCGTTCATGTAGATGCGGGCGACCCGGAGGTCGTGACGCTCTACTTCTGCGAAGGCATCTGCGAGGACAGACGGGCTGATCGGAGCCACGACGTTGATGTCGGGGTTCGTCTGGCCGGGGAGGGTGTCGAAGCCCGAGACAGCGATGCTGTCGAGGACGGCGAACACACGCTCATCCTCGGCTGCCTGGATCTGCGCCTTGGCGAGGTCCTGGCTGCGTTCGATGAGGTCGAAGCGGCGCTCCTTGATCTGCGTGAGCGGGATCTCCGGGTTCGAGGCGATCTCGAACAGCGGGAAGATCACGCGACGAGGCTTCTGGATGGCGAGAATGTTCTCGCCCTCTTCGCCGACGACGTAGGCCGTGACGTCCGGGTCCTTGTCGTAGATCGGAAGGGCTCCGTCCGGGAGCTGCTCCACCAAGAAGGTCTTACGACCGACTGCCGTGTAGTCACGGCGAAGGCGAAGCGGCTGGATCATGGAGGCGGCGAGCTTCGCACGGCCAGCGGCCGTTTTGATGTACTCGCTGATGATCTGCTGCTTGATGTCGTTGGATACCATGTTCGTGCCTTTTTACCTTTCCGCTCAGACCCGGAGGTCCAGCACGAGCATGGGGGTGTTGGCGTCGGGGGCAGCCTTGACGATGCCCATGACGGTTGCGACCGGGGTAGTGGCGAACGCCACCGCCGAAAAGAGCTGCTCGTAGGCGTCGTCCGGGTTGTTCGTGAGAAGCCCGTTCGCCGAAGCGTAGAGACGGTCACCCGCCGCGTAGACGAGGTCGTCACCAGCATTGCCGGGACCCGTCGCCTGTTGGATCTTGGTCTCGTAGACCGTGACCCCGATCGTCGAACCCGTCCCACAGACGTAGGAGCCTCGACCAGAGGCCGGGCCTGGGGTGTTCTCGAAGGCGTTGCCGACAGCATCGTTGAGATAGATGCCGAGAGGCCTGATGCCAGCGAGGAACGCCGGTCCAGCGTTGGCAAACGCGCCTCCGTGGAGGTTGTTGCCGACTTGAGGTCGCGTGAAAGCGACCGTTCCACCCAGAACGCCGACCTTGGTGATGCCGGCGAGAGTGGTGCTCTTGGTTGTTGCGCCCGTGTAGACGACAGGGTTCGACTGGGTGAAAGCGTCTGCCGTGAGGGCACCAACCGCGTTGCGGGTGACCACATGAAACAGATGAACTCGACCAGAGGTCTCCTTGAAGTCACCCGAGCTTTGTCCGCGCATGCTCATTGAATGCGTCTCCTATGGGCGGGAAAGCGTTAGGGGTTCTTCACATCTACATTTGCATCTAGGCAACCACCGAAGTGATTGAGAGAGTCACCCAATGAAGGGTGATTGAAGGATTATTGAAGACCGGAGGGCTTCAAGTTGAAGCCCTCCTAATCCTCAGCGGTCGGGAAGGCCGAAGGCCTCCTTGACGTTGGGTGCCGAACCCCAGAGGTCCGAGAGCTTGCTGATCTCGTTGCCCTTGCCGGGTGACGGACCACCACCGATGTGGCTCACACCCTGAGTGGGGCGTGTTCCGACGGTACGGCTGGAAGCTGTACGAACGGCATGAGCCTGCTTCTGTTGCTGCTCACCACCGTCCTGAGCCTGCTGGGCCTGTTGAGCCTCATCGTTGGAGAAGAGCTGACGAAGGACATCATCCTCCGGTCCGAGTTGAACCTCACCGACGTCCATCGACGGGGTTTCGAGTTCGATCTCCATCTCCGCCTTCGGAGCCTGGATGCCGCCGTCCGAAGCGAGCATCTGGTCGATGAGAGCGTCATCGCCCATCATCGGCATTTGCTGCTGCTGATTGCCCTGCTGGGCAGGCATCTGCTGCTGATTGCCCTGCTGCTGCATCTGTTGAACGATCTGCTGAGCCGCTTGAACAGGGTCCTGACCCTGTTGAATGGCGGACTGGATGGCCTGCTGCATCTGCTGAGCCTGAGCCTGCTGCTGGGCAAGCTGCTGCTGGTTCGCAGTAACACCCGTCGGTGACTGGTTGCTCGGAGCAGCCTGCTGCTGCATCTGAGCAAGCTGCTGCTGCATCTGAGCAAGCTGCTGCTGGAGCGCCTGAACCTGCTGCTGGGCCTGCATCTGCTGACCCTGAGCCTGCTCCTGCTGCTGAGCCATCTGTTGCTGCATGGCCTGCTGGACCATCTGCTGAGCAGACTGAGCGTCGCCCTGTTGGAGAGCCTGGACGGCCTGAAGAGCCTGCTGGTTGGCTTGCTTCTTCTTGTCGTCGTCCTTGTCGTCCTTGTCGTCGTCCTTCTTGGCGGCGGCTTCTTCCTTCTTCTTTTCCGCGTTCTCTTTGAACTGCGGGGGCATCTGACCGGCCTGCTTCTGGTCCTGCTGACCTTGGGCTTCCTTGTCGTCCTCGCCCTCCTTCTTGTCCTGGGCCTGCTTCTGCTGGTCCTGACCCTGGGCTTCCTTGTCCTTGTCGTCGCCTTCCTTGTCCTTGTCCTGACCGGCAAGGCGGGTGTACGTCGACATGACCTCCGCATCGGGGAGGTGCATGAAGGAAATCGACTGCTCCTCAACGTCCAGCTCGGACGCCGTCTTGGGGAGCATCGCCCGAGCGATGGCGACACAGAGGGCCGCCTTCTTGGTGAGGACTTCCTCACTCGCTGTCTTCTCGGGATGATTGAAGGTGTCGCCCCTCATCTCCGGCATGCCGATCTCGTTCCGCTTCACTTGGCCGCCGCTGTACTCGGCCTCCCAGGTGGAGCCGGAGGGGTGGATGTCCTCGGCAAACGAGGAGGGGTCACCAGACACGTACTTGTCAGCCGGGGGCTGAACCTTCACGTGATCCTGATTCATCAGGTAGGGGTCCGCCGTTTTGATTGTCGCCCGCTTGGCGATCTCATCACGGTTCCAGGTTGAACGCTCTCGGGGCATCGGGGGATCCTTTCCTTTGACTGAAGGACTCGTATAGAAACTTCTTTAGAGTCCGAGGGAGTACAAACGGCCCTTCTCAACGAGTTGGGCTTTTTCGGACTCCATGAGTTCACGACCCACTACCTTCCGACAAGCCGAGAGGTAGAGATTTACATCTGAATACTGACCCGTCCCGCCAACGGCGATCACGGTTCGGTAGATCCGAGCATCCCCCGCCATCGAGGAACGTTTGGTTAGCCGATCGATCAACCTGGACATCACCAGAATCTCGCGGCCAGAGAAGCGATTTGCTCGTCGAACAGCTTCCCAACCACCCAGGTCGTGAAGGATCAACCCAGCCAGAACGGACCTTGAAGTTGAAGGCGTCTTAACAGACGCCATGATCATCTTCGCCCGCTCTCGCCACTTGGCGTATCGAAGAGCAGACTTGATGAGAGACTCGTTGGAGTGGTTCTCATCCAAGATATCTCTGACGTTACCTGCTTCGTCTTTGGAGATGTCGTCCCTCACACGAGTGACGACATGTTCCTTCAAGACCTTGTAGAGGTCGTCCACGACCTTCTTGAGGGGGTCTTCGGGTTCGGCAGGAGCCGCTTGCTCCCCTCCACCACTTTCACCCTGCCCAGGGAAGTCCTGCTCCGCCATTCGATTCTGATACGCAGCCTGAACTTCTGCGTGACGCTCGGATCGAAGGTGCTCAGCCTTCGCTTGCGACGAGAAGGCAGGGGGGGCATGAAGACTCCCTAGTGAGGGGCCGTCAAACAGGTACGCAAGGTAGTCTGAAGGGACCGCTCGGCTACCAACCCCAATGGGAGCCAACCTAGCTGCCTTCTGAAGCATGGTCGGATCTGCAACCCGAGTCGGATGAGAGAAGGCTACTTGAATCTTCTTCCGAGTAAGCTCCGCCATCTGGGCCGAAGCTGGGTCCAAGATGTTACGAAGGACAGCTCCAGTGAAGGCTGGGTTAGCTACCCACGAGCCTTCAATGAACTTGACAGACCCCGGCTCACGGTCGATATGACCGCATAGCTCGGCGATCTTCCGTCTCTTCCCCATCGGATCGAGGAAGAAGTTGCCCTTCTGGTACTTGATGTGCCGGCAGAGCTGGAGTTCATCCTCCGCTACGTTGCCGCACTTGGTGCAAACAGTGAATCCAACGTGGCAACCCATCGAGAGGGTGGCAAGCGAGCCGTTGGTGATTGCATCGATCAGAGCCTTGTGCTTCTTGTCGGTCGCAACGAGGATGTCGACGTAGATTGAGTCTCCAATGTCACGAGCGGCGGCATCGATGATCTTGCCCTTACTTAGCTCCGGGATTTGAATGTGCTCGACGTAGTTCTCTGCCCCGATGAACGTCTTGTAGGCTGCAAGGAGGAGTTTGCGCTCCCAAGCATCCTGGTTGTTGTTGACGTACTTGGAGGTCCCGACCGTGATGTAGTAGTCGGGGAACTGACGATCAATCTGAACCCCATCGAACATCTGCTTCCCGAGCGGCTGCCCAGGCTTCTCGGTATCCACCGAGGCGATGATCGAACAGTGAGACAGAAGATACTTCGAGGGATCGTACTTCTGGAGGATGATTTGAGCTTGAGTGGTGCTGACTCGTTCCTCGAAGTTCGGCCCTAGGCCAACAGCCGCATGGCGAATGTCGTCCCAACCTGCCTTGTTGATGGCGGGTTGAACTACAGAGGCGTTGGCGAACTTCGCGAACCCCATTACCTAGCTCCTCGTTGCGAGACCACAGGAGCAAGAGCGGGTGCGGTCTTGAACCAGTCGTGTGGCTCTCCCGTCGGACCCAGGATGGAAGGAGGGTCGATCAAGTAGAGACACTTGGGGCAGGCGAAGACAGAGTGTTTGGCCCCCTTGTTCATCTTGTAGGTCGCCTTGCGCATCCGAGAGCCACACTTGGGGCAAGTCGGCTTACCGATCTTGAGGTCTTCACCTGTGGCTCGGTACTGCCGGTTCTGGGCGACCCAGTAAGCACCTGCCTTTTGAATCGCCTGTTGAATCCGAAGCTCCCCTGCGTTGCGGGCGAGGCGGTAGAACTTCCCTACCTCATCTCGGAGAGCCTCATCATCCACGTTGGGTGAGAGGGTGCGGTAGAGGTCATCGTAGGCGATGACCTCCCCGGCTCCCTTGTGCCATTGACGGGCGAGGTCGATGTAGACCGAAGGCTGAAACTGAGCGTTCCGCCAGAGGGGTGCGGATGCCTTACGCGCCTTTTCGATCTCGACCGTCGAGTAGCTTTGGTCGAAGGCAGGGGGCAGATACCGGAGGAAATCCGGGCTGACCCTGACAATGTCATCAGGGAAGACTCGCTCGTTGCCGAACGGCCACTGAACATCCAAGCAACCGATGCCCCGGTGGACGGCGGTTACGGACCCAACGTAGGGAGAGAGCTGCCCCGTGTTGACGTCGATCTTTTGGACCGCGTCACCTTGAGCGTACTCTTTTGTCAGCTTCCAGTAATCAATCACGGCGCCCCACGGATGGGTTAGGGTTGCTTTTGAAGAACCCGAACTTCAGGGAGCGAGGGGACGGCCGTTCTCGGCCTTGCCTGTCTGGACCGCCTGCGACTGGTCATCCTTGTATTGACCCATGTAGGGCTCGTCCGAGTCCGTCTGCTTGGGGGCAGTCGGAGCGTTGAACGTCGGCATGTACTTCTCATCCGAGTCCTGCTGGATGACCTTCGCGGACTTGAGGACTTCCACTTGTCGCTTGGCGAGGGACTCGTCACCGTAGGTTGCCTTCTCGATGTCATCGGCCGTACGATCGAGATCGTTGACGATGTTCTTGGCGGTCTCGAAGTCCATTCCCCACTTCTTGTGGTTCTCCTGAATGTAGCCGGCGACCTTGTCGAGCCGGTCCAGGATGACGTTGGCTTGCTCCTTGGCGAATTTGACGGTCATGGCGTTTCCCTCTGTCTCTTCCGTTGAGGAGGTCTTTCGGACCCCTGGTTTGGTTCCCGAGGTGGCTTTCTCCACCTTGAACCCGAACTTCTTGCCTACGTCTTGAAGGGCTTTGAAAGCCTTATCGATGTCCGCTTCGGGGACTTGAACCCAAACGAGAGTCTCCACACGAAGGCCTTCCTTCTCTTGGTGGAAGGTGAGGAAGCCGCCGCCACGGGTGTCCACGACCCGGAGATTAACGTCGTGCTCCTTACCGTCGTCACCTTCGGTCTGGATCCACGTCTTGTTGATGGCGTTGATCGTGTCGATGTTGAAAGGGACCGGCTTCCGTGTGGGGACGAACAGCACGGTGATCGTGTCGACTCCGTAACCGAACCCTGCCGTGTGGACCGTCAACAAGGTCTCGTCCGCAGGTTGCGAGGCCAGCTTGGCGAGCATCATGTTGTACAACGGGGCGGAAATCGCTCCGTTGTATTTGCCATCCTCAGCTCGTTGAATCGCTAGATCCAAAGCGGCTCGGAATCGAGCGTCGGGAACCATCCCTTCGACGGACTTCGACAGGATGGGGGACTTGAGCCAGTCCTTGGCGGCTGCCAAGAGAGTTCCAAAGTCACTCGGCCCGAGGTCTCGTTGGTGAACCTGATGCCACTCGGGGTACGGAGCAAACCCCTCGTGACCCTTTGGGTAGGGCTCAACGCCATGATAGATGGCGGTACGAACCGCTTGGCGAGCGTCATCGATGGAAAGCGGAGAGGTGCCCATCTGCCAATTTCGGTCCCGATAAGAAGAATAGAGAGAAGCGACCCGTAACGAACGAAGCTCGTCAAATTGCTCCTGGCGGGCCGCTCGCTCCGCCTTGGAGGGCTTACCTTCGTAACCAAGAGGCTTCACTGGAGGCTCTGGGGCGAGCGGGGGTTCAGGTTCAGGAACCTCAAAGGGTTTTGAGGGGGTCCGATAAGGATCTCCTTTGGTCAACTCCTTCTCATGCTTGGTTTTCGCCTTTGTCCACTCGGTATGCTCTCGTTCAAAGGCCCTGTAGGCCTTTTTCTGTTCTGCTTCCGCAGCTTTGAACTCACCAAGAGACTTCTCGTACGCCTCCCCTTCCGCTTGTTTAAGGAACTCCTGGACCTGAGCTTCCTTTTTGGGATCAAGCCCCCGCAAGGACTGTCGAACTCGAACTCGGAAGACCATAGATGGGTCATCAAGCGCAGCCTTCACATCGGCTGGGTAACGCTTACCTGCTTTGCGAATCATCTCCGTTGCAGCGGTTAGCTTGCTGGCTATTACTCTCGGGTGGTCCCGCTCGGAGATGACATCGTTGGACTTTGGGTCCAAGAAGCGCTCATGAGCGGCTCGATAGTCCTCCCCTTGAAGGTTGGCTACCGCCACCAACTGCGTATGGGGATCCAGATCCTTTAGGTTGGACAGGAGCTTCTTTCGCTCTTGGTCCTTCAACGCCTCGCGTTTGGTATTTCTTGAGACCAAACCAAACCTCTCATCAGGATCCTCACTAACTTGAGGGAACCCGGCGGATGCCTTACTAAAGAGGTTTTGAGCTGCCTCTTTAGCTTTTGACTCTCGTTCTTCAGGAGGTAGTGAAGCAGAGGTCAGCGATAGGTGAGCGAGGCTGGGGGCTAGGTGACTGGGAACACCCGACGATTTGAGGGCGTGTGAAACACGCATTTGGGTCGTAACGCTAGCTGCTACAACGGCTACCCGATGCTCTTGTACAGCTTGAGCTTGCTCCTCTTTAGACAGCTCCTCAAATGGCTTTTCAGTGCCGTCCGAAGCCTTCCCCTTCTTAGGGAGGGTCTTAACTAGAGCAGGATCCGTGGTGAATGACGCCCCACCATTTTGAATCTCCTCTTGCACGCTTCGAGGAGCTGGGAGGGACTTGAAGTCTAAGTAGTTCGCAACGACAGCCTTTACATCCTCTGGGTGCATCAACCTCAACTGGACGCGGATTTGCGGAGGCAGATCCGTGGTGTAAAGCAGCTCCGTTGCCTCGTGTATCTGTTGCTGAGTGGGGGGCTTTCGCTTCGGTGGGGGGAAGTCTTTCGCGGTCGGCTTGGCAGGAGCCTTCTCCTTCTCACCTTCAGTGGGTTTCTCACCCTCAGTGGGTTTCTCACCTTCAGTGGGTTTCTCACCTTCAGTGGGTTTCTCAGTCGCAGGGGTCTCTGCGGGCCTCTTAGTTCGTTGCGCCTTCGCAACCGGCTTGGGAACAAGTTCAAGAGCCTTCTTGAGGTCACCCAAGGTCTTAATCTCGGGTGGGAAATCCGCCTTGGGGAAGACCTCTTTTACGGGCTTACCTGGGTTGCTATCGGCGACGGCCTGCAACGCGGTAGCTGGATTTGAGAACGCACCTATGGCGTTCTTCAAAGCCGGGTCGTTCTTAGCTCGCTCTTGAAGCTCTTCCCCTCCGATACGAGCATCCAACTCTTTGATCGGCTCGTAGGGGACTTTGGGTTCAGGCTTGAACTTGTCTCGCTTTTTGGGCGCCGCCTCGGGATCACCCTTCGGCTTTTCGTCCTTCTCAGGACGGGGTCCGAGTTCGCCCTCTTGACGTACGTGAATTTCACGTATGCGCCGCATATCGTCTGGCGACACGTCGAACCCAGATCGAGCGTCACGGAATGCCTTTACCGCAGCGTCAAATTCCTCCCGAGTCTTGGCTTTACCCAGAGCTTCAACGTGGGAGTCAACGTCCTCACTCTTGAATAGCGGCTTGGGTGCGGGTTTGCCGGAGGGCTCGTCCTTCGGCTTAGGAGGGGCCTCAGCTTGGGGTTCCTCTTTTTTGCCCTCCTCGTCTTTGACCGGCTTGTAACGAGAGGGGTTGTTCTTCGCCGTTTGTTCAGGGACGGAGACGACCTTCTTCTCATCTGAGTCGAAAACCGAGACGTACTTCTTGGGGCCAGACTGAGCAGGCTTGCGCTCTTTGAGCGTGTCCTTGCGCTTCTGGGTACGTTTCTCTTTGCGCCGCTGTTGAAACTTGGGATTGGACTTGGCCTCCAGGTAGCGACTGATCACCCGGTCCTCGATGACGGGCTCCAGAAACCGATTCACCACCCGAGCAATCAGACCAACGGAACCCCCAACGGTTTTGTAGTTGAGAGATAGGTCTGGATCACTCTTGGTGTCCGGGTCCCCCTCTACATCGGGATCTCGATCCGGCTGCATATCGTCACGACGACGATCCCTACGAGGGGGCTTCTTCTTGGGTTGAGGGCGGACGAGACGCTTAGCCTCGTCATCCTCTTTCTCCCCATGCGTCTTTGTGGCCAGAAAATCCATGCCCACCACGACCTGGCGAAAAGACGAGTATCGGTCCTAGAACCGGCCTTCTTCTGCGGCGGCTGGCTCTTCTTTGACGCTGAGGTTGAGGTACTTGGCGATCTTGTCCATGATGTCGGTCTTTTCCGCTAGCATTCGGCCGACCTCCCCATAGATCCCGCGAATGACCTCGTTGAACACGGAGTCGTTGACCGAGAACATGTCTCGCTCGATCTTCTCTTTCGTGTCCGCTGGGTCGATGTTGAACATCTCCAGGATGAGATCGATGGAGATGCTCCCCTTCTGGTACAGATTGAAGAGGGCGTCGTAGGTGTCCTGGCTGTCCCGAAGGGCTAGACGGGTGAAGGAGAGCCTTGGGATGAGGACGACCTCATCCCCCCAGTCATCCTTCTCAATGAACCCCTTGCGTCGAGCAACAGGCTTGAAGAGGTACTCCTCCACGTACTCCTGGAGCATCTCCCTGAAGAGCAAGTAGCGAGTGTTGAGGACCTCAAGTTTGACACGGTCCCCAGAGAATGTGCTCTCTCCGTTGAGAAGGCTCTCGGTCACACCAAGACCAGCGAAGAGCTGCTTGTCCGTGATCTCGTACTCACCGGACAAGTCCAAGAGGCGGTCGCGGGCTCCAATCTCTTCCCAGTGGACCTCATAGTTGGTGACGATCGAGTAGTCCGGGTCCACGAGGGCAAGGTCGACCTGTTCGCGAAGATCGTCCGTATCGATGTCAGAAAGGTTCTCACCCCACACGAGCCGCTTGGGGGTCATCGCTCGGTCTGCGATGAGCGTCTGGGCCTGCCGGAGCTTCTCTCGGTAGTACAGGATACGAAGACAACGATCGAGGAGGCTGGCCCCAAGCTCTTCACCAGCTCCACGTCGGGCCGTGAGATGGTAACAGAACGAACCCTCATCAGGATCCGTCCCAAGTGGGATCAACTGGCCAGATTCGATGTAGTCCCGCACTTCTTGGGGGATTTCTTCGACCATCCGCTGGGCCTTCTCATCCCCGATTTTGGCCTGCTCGATGAGGGCTCGGTCCCGGTCTGACGGGATTAGGTCGAGTTGAACCTTGTCCGTGAAGCTAAAAGAGGCGAGCTTGACCTGGTCGATAGGGAGGATGATGAGCTTGTCCCACCCCTTGTAATGCTGCTGGTAGTACGCCAGCTCAAGGTCTTCTCGATCGCTAAGTTCCGTGATGGACTCCTCGACCTCCTCCACCCCGTTGCCGTCGTCATCGAGGGAGGACTTGACGTTATTTTCGATCTTGTGCCCGACCTCAGGAGGCACATCTACGGTCCCATCCTCAGCGAACAGGAACACGTTTCCGTCGAGATGGTAATGATGAGCCCCTGTTATCAGCCGTTGAAACAGCTTGATCCGCTTGCACATCTTCTCGAAGAACGAGAGGATATAACGGCCGTAATCCTCGGGGCTCTTGAACCTCTCCGGGTGTGTTCGAGGGGTTGGCTTCGCTAGTCGAACCTTGGAGAGCGGAAGCTCTGTATGCAGGTCGATAGCCTGCCCTACGATGGGGTCTGTGTTGTAGAAATGACGGTAAATCTCTCGCTTCTCACGAAGCGATTGAGGTAGTTGGAGGAAGTCTGTCGAGAGTTGAGGCGAGAAGAACGCCCCCTGCCCCGACAGTGTGGTGTGCCCACCACCGGCCCCACCCGTTGGAAACGCTCCGGCCGTCTTGTTTTGGCTCTGGCTGGCTCGACGAGCCATACGTTCTTTTTCAGTCAGATTGGTGATCCCACCCTTCGCCGAGTAAGGCGCATGCAAGTAACGACCGATCTGCGTGTTTGCGAGAACGATGCCGTTTCGAGCATTAGTGAACCGATCAGCGGGCACTTATACCTCTTCCCCGTACAAATCATCCACTTCGCCAGGGGTAACCAAGTCCGGGGACAAGGAGACCGGGAGGTAGGGGAGGTCAGGGCCAAACAGAGCGGAAAGAGGGTCTACCTTCTTGCTTTCTTTGGCAGCTTTGGCTTCTTTGCGGGCTTGCTTTACCTGCTCTTCTTGAGCCAGGTCAGCCATGGTTCGCTTGGTTTCAGTCAGGACTCGATCGAATGAAGCAGTTCGTCTCAACCCTTGGGAAATCATGCCCGTAAGGCGTTTACCCGCGTTGGCCAGGTTGAGATACGTCGGAGTTGCGTAGTCAGGGGTTCCACGACGGACCGTGCGGTACAGGACCTCGTAAACCTTTTGGAGGCGCTCCGCAGCAACAGACATCTCCTTCTGGAGACGCCGACCCTCAGCGCAAAGCTCATCGAGGGTCATCCGCTCAACGGGCACCCCCGCTCGGGACCCCGAACGAGTCGGGAGAATTTCATCTAGGTTTGGCATTGGATTTACATAGAAGTCTGAATTCCCAAGAAGTTTCGATTACTTGTCTTGGGAATTTGAGCCACGAACCCGGTGAAAAAGGCGGGGGCTAGAGGGTGCCCGGATAGGGTCATCTCATCCTCCTTCGTCCACAAACCACGAAGTGATAGATAGAGTATGTCCTGGACTTGGTAGACGAGCGGGACGAGGGGTCCCCCAAGACGGGAGGCATACGTGTACTGCTCGTAGCTGCTCGTAGAGATGAGGCAGCCCCCCGAGAACATCGTGGCGTAGCGATAGTGGGGTTGCTGGCGGGTGATCGCCGTGAAGCGGTCCCCCTCTTCATCCGAGCCCCAAACAAGGAAACCACCGTAGAGGCCCTCTGAGTAGGTGACCAACCGTTCATCGCCCGTTGACCCTGCCCATTGAACACCTTGACCCCCAGGCCAACCACCCGTGACCATAGCTTGAGACACCGCCACGGTCTGAGTGTCGCCTTTGAAAAAAACGACGCAGTCTCGGGAGCGTAGGATCTCCATGGTCAGATTGAGGTCTGGAGGGTGATGAAGTGGTTGTTGTCAGCGGAGGGGGCTTGGACGACGCTCGCTACAAAGAAGTTGTTGGGGGCTCTAGGGTCGGCCGTGATCGTCCATTCGTCTTCGCGAGTGAAAAAACCACGAAGAGAGAACCGGACTCGTTCCCCAACAACGTAGTTGTTTTCGACGAGCGGCCCACCAAGTCTGGAGGCGTAGGTATAACGCTCGAATGTCCTCGTTGCGATGAGCCAACCCCCAGCACAAAGGGTTCCGAACCCGTAGAGGGGTTGGTTGCCCGTGAGGGATGCGAATTTGTCGGAGTCTTCGTCGGACCCCCACAACATAAAACCACCGTAGAGGCCATCGGAGTACGTAACGATGAACTCATCCAAGGAGGAGTCGATCCACTTGACTCCTTGCCCGCCTTGCCAACCCCCAGTCCTCATTTGCTGGGATACAGCAACGGGGTACGCATCACCCTTAAAGAGGACGAAGCAGTCTCGTTCACGGGGGAAGCTCTTGACGAAGGCCATCAGATGCTCACCTGAATTCCCATAAAGAATTCAGTCGAGGCGCTGGGGATCTGTGACACGAATCCGATGAAGTAGCTGTTGGAGCCTCTTGGGTCGCCTGAGAGCGTCCACTCATCTTCGCGGGTCCAGTAACCCCTTAAACTGAAAACGAGTCGATCACTTGGGGAGTAGACGATCTGAACTAGCGGGCCAGCTTGTCTGGAGGCGTAGGTGTACTTCTCGTAACTTCGAGTAGAGATATGCCAACCCCCGGCTCCACATGTGGCAAACCTGTAGAACGGTTGGCTTCGGGTTGTAGCAGTGAACTGATCCGCAGATTCATCCGAACCCCAAAGCATAAATCCTGCGTAGAAGCCGTCCGAGTAGGTGACGAGAAACTCGTCTTTCAGCGGGGGGGCCCATTGAACCCCTTGGCCCCCTTGCCACCCCCCGACAGACATCGCCTCAGAGATCGTGACCGGATAGGCGTCTCCTTTCACGAGAATTATGCAATCTCGGCTCCTGGGGAGTTCCATCTCAAGCCGACTCCGTCTCCTGTTTGCGGCCCGGCATCTTGCTCCAAACCGTCACGACGGTCTTGAGTAGCTCGTTGTGAATGGGATCCCCATTGAGGAACTTCTCCCAACTACCCCCACTCTGACGGAAGACCGACCTCATCACTTTGAAGTCGGTCTCTTCTGTAACGGTATCTTCCGACACCATGTGATCCACAAGTTGACGGATGACGCGATCCCCAAAGTTCAAAGGAACCTCAGGTGGGCAATCGAAGGAAGCTGCCTTCTCGTTCAACTTCTCGATGACCGAGCCGTCATGAAGGTAAGCTTCCTCCATGGAAGGCACGAGGTACTGACTACGAAGCGTAGACGCCTCGTGCCCTACCGCTTCGGCAGCCCCTTCGATGGCCTTCTTGAACTCGGCCTTGAGGATCTTGTCCTTCTCCTTGCGACCGGCTGGAAGCTTCGGACCCCCTGACCGAATCTTCCTTAGGCGCTCTTGGACCTCCGTGTTCGCGTGAAGACCCCGGATGTCCTTGGCCGTGATGTCGAAGTCGGTCAGGTAGGCGTTGACTTCTTTCGCTCCCACACACCCATCATCGTGGGAGAAGATGCAGGTCTCGTCCCCCTCCACAGAGTCGTAGGCCTTGCGGAGCGCCTTGAGGATCTGGCCGTCCGAGACCTTTTTCTCGTGCTTGACTCCAGACTTGCCAACGTACTTGACCGTTGCTGTTCCCTTACCGAACGACAAGTGACGCTTCTGCCAGCCTGTCACCCCAAAGTGGCCCTCATCGGCGGAACCGTCGTTTCCGACTCGCTCGTAGGTGTGGTCAATCAAGGCAACCGCAAGAGCCGTCAGCTTGGTGGACAGGTCCTTGGAACCCATGTCGGATTTGACTTTAGTTCGGAGCTTCCCCATCGACTGACGAAGCTTCTCGACACGATTGGCCTTCTCGTTGTTGCGGTTCGCGATCTGACGATCGCTATACTCGTAGACCGTCATGTCCTCACCGGACTCGGTCTTGATCTTCTTCTTGGACTTGTACCTAGCCGCAACGCGAAGGGCTATCGGGTCGAGCTGGGGAATCCTCATCGTGTTCTCCCCAAGGGCTTTACAAGACGATCCCGGTGGACCCCGTGTTGACGCATCCGAGCCATCTGGAAGTGCTGCAAGGACCTCGGCCCACCACTCTGCCGTGGGTCATTAGGGTTCCTCGGGGCCGTGATCTTCATGGTGCTGATCCGCTCCATTGAGAGCCAAATGGCTCGAATGAGAGCGTCGGATACATCGTCATGAGCCCCGCTGATCTGCGGCGCCTCCACGACAATCTGGTTACGTGCCGTCTGCTTGGCTTGGAGGCTCAGCATCTCTTCAATGAGGGGAGAATGCTTGGATTGCGACTCACCCACCTTGGGCAGCGGGTAGTCGTAGAGGATCACTCGCTTGTCGAAGATGAGAAGCTTCGCCGCCTGGAACATCCGGCTTGTCGCATCACGGTTGTAGAACTCACTCTTGAACTGCTTTAGGCCCTTCTTGTGAAGAGCCTCCTCCAAAGGGAGCCCATTCCAACGATCGAACGATCCGGCTGTGATATAGAAACGTTTCGTGAGGAGAACGATCCACTTGGCGATCTCCTCGAAGTCCAAACGCTCCGCCATCTCCAGCGTCTTTGCGTAATCACAGAGTGGGCTCGTGAGGTGCGGGTTGGACTCCTTCCACGGGACCCCGGCGTACCAAGCCTCGTGGTAATCAAGGATGATCTTCGGACCCTCGGTATGCGTAATCGCAATCGCGGTCCCGTCTCCTATGAGCCCAACGTCGATCCCCATTTGGTGAGGGTACCTAGGCGGGCCGTACGTTTTGGGCCGTAGGTCTGGGCGAACGCATTCGATGAGGTCGGTCTCTCGTTCAATCCAACCTCGAACACGGTCGGAGAACAGAGCCCCATGCTCCGTCATGAAGACCGTCGGGTCCTCATGGTACTTCTCGCGGTAGTAGCTCGTTGGGATGGTCGGGTTGACCTCCCACGTCGGAGCCTGAATGACGAGCATGTTCTCCGAGCCGGGACCCCGACTCATTCCAAGGTGGAACAGCTCGTAGAACTTACCAGCCTTGTTCAAGGGAGACGAAATGCAAATGACGCGGGCTTCGGACTGAGTCTCCGATCCGTGAATAGGGAGTCCCGTGTCGAGGTCCTTAGCGGAGAAGGCAGCCACGGACGGAGTGATAGCGTCGTAAATGTCCTTAGCGCTGGACTTACCTTTATCCTGAAAGTGGGCGATCTCGTCCAGGATGATGACGATGTTACCAGAGCCTCGAAGGCCCTTTGAAATGCTCGCCTTGAAGGTAACCCGGATACTCGCCTTACCGTTGAACGAGGTGAACTTTCCGTCCGTATGTCGGACTGTCGGACCGTAGCGTTCAATGTCGTACGGGGTTCGGAGCTGAACGTAGGAGAGTGTGTTGTTGGCGATGTACGGTTGGAAGAACTCGCACTTCGCCATGTGCGAAGTCACGTCATTAAAGAGAAGGCCTGCTTGGTCCTTATCGGTAGCGACCGAGATGATTTGAATGCGGTTGCCGTTTGGGAGCCCGTAGTACTCCTGGGGGTTACCAAGAGAGAGCAGGCGGTACAGCTCGTAGCTAGCGAAAACAGCGGACAATGTCGTCTTGCCAGCCCTCCTACCGATGGGAAGCGTGAGCTGACGACGAAGATGGTCTTGTTCCCCGATGTTGCAACGACCCTCGTTGTAGAGGTAGCTCAGGTACTCCTTCTCCGTGAAAGTGTAGAGCGTTTTTGTGTTGAACATGTCCGAGATCCGAATCCTTCGGGTCTCGTCTTCTGGAAGCTTATCGTCAAGAGGCAGGTGGTAGTACAGCTTCACGATGAAGCGTTGTACCGGGAACAACCTCATATTGAGGCCCCAGGCAGATTCAACGTAGTTTAGAACGTTGAAGATACGGGTGGTCCGGCCGCTAGATCCAACAGAGGCTAGATCCCCATTACCCGACTGTTCATCAGAGATGACCCGAGCACGATGCCCGGCACTCCGAATCAGATGGGAAATGCTTGACGATGACTTTTGCTCCCGAGCCACGGATCACCTCAGAGCGTTCGTGGCTCGGTCCTCCCAGCCTTCCATCACCGAAGCAAATCGGTTGAAGAAGAGGTTCATCACTTCCTGAGGGAGAGTCTCTTGCGCAACTTCACGCATGGTCTCCACCCAAAGGGTGAACAGCTTTTGCATCCGCTCGCTGCTCAAGTTGACGGAGGCCGAATCCAGCTCTTTGATCTTCAACTCGATGTCAGCGATCTTCTTGAGGGCTTCGATGCGTCTGGTCGAGACCTGACCCGTTTCCTTTCCGCGCTTCGCAACTTCGAGGCGCTCGAAGTTGAGGCTAGCCGCTTCGGACGCGACCTCCTTCTTGATGAGGTAGAGGATTTCTAGGGGTGCCCCCTTAGCTTCTATCTTCTGTACAAGAGGGTCGGAGGCGATGAACTTCTGGCGCTCCCGGACCATCTCAGCATGGTATTCGAGGTCACTCGTTGTTGGCTTTCGCTCGATCTTACGGGGGCGACCTACCCCTCGCTTGACGCTGGCAAGTTGGTGACCCTCCGAAGTGTTCGGAGCATCCTGTTCCGGGAGGAGACGCAGGACTGCGTCGACACGCTCTTCTTCGGAGTTGGGGTTTGTTCCGTCCTTCTTCATTGTATCCTCACTTCACAGGCTTGGTGCCGCCGCCCCCACCTGTCTCGATGAGATATTGGGAGAGGTTCTTCACTGTAGCATAGCCTTTGTCTTTGGGAATTTGCTTCTCAATGACTTTGGCAAGGTCTTTACCCGTCTCAGCCAAATTGCGAACACTCGTTTGATTCGGCTTGGGGACGAACACATCCTCAGGTCGGATGTCACGACGATTGGGTGAGACGGTTTCGTCGTGACCCTCACCCATGGGCTTGCCGTGCTCTTTGAGGATCGAACGATCGATACCCTTGGGGCGGTTCACGGGCTTGACCATGTCCTTGTCCTTCTTCCGTTGACCAGGGGGTTGGTCACTTTGAAGGAATCGGGCAGCCACCCGGAGGATGAGAACATCGTCGATCATAGGTCGATCTTGGCTCTCCCCAGCTCGACAGATACGGTAGCCGCCTTGGTGGGCTCCGGGTTCAAGTCGATGGTCATCGACTTCATCCCGAACTCCGCCACGATCGACTTGTTGTTGATCATGAGGTCGGCGAGAGACACCTCATTGGCCTTCCCCGAGTTCAGAATCTCTTGCTGTTGGGCCTTTTTGTCCGCGTACGGAGGCTCTATGACGAGCGGCTTGGCATACTTGGAGCAGTGCCCTGGGCTCGTCTGGAGGACACAGCTCCCACACTTGGATCCCATCTTGACGTATGGAACGAGACGGGAGCGGTGGAGACGGGCTCCTTCGTCGCAGCCCCTACCGTAGTCATCATAGACCGCTGCATTGACGTAGTAGATCCCCTGGAGCCCTTGCTCGGAAAGGAGCGGCTTCAACTCCGGCCCGGCCGCCACGATGTCTCGGGGATCGAACTGGCGCTTGAGGAGGGCCCCGAGCTGAGACCCGTAGAGGCCCTCGTTCAAGTACCGAGAGGCGGTCTTCACGATCTCACGCTTGGTGATACCAGCCGTAACGTGGCCGTGGTCCTGACCGTTGAATGCCTGCTCCAAGTAGGAACGGACTGTAGTGGTTTCCTGCTTCCCAGCCTTGGATGCAACCCTGTAGATTGCCTTGAGAGCCTCTTTGGGAGTTGACCCCCAAGCCACCTTGTCCGAACCCGTCTCCAGCTTACCAGCCAGACGATGCTCCCAGATGACGTTTTTGACGACATCTTCGGTGAAGGCCGCATCGGAAGTTGCCACGAGCGGGCGTCCGTAGAGGAGACATCGAGCCATCTTGTTGTAGATGCACCCGTTGCACTTACCTCCCGCTACGATCGATTTAACGGATGGGTTGTGCTTGGCGAGGAAGTCGGCTCCGACGTGGCAATCATCGAACGAAGTCTGTGTGGAGTAGACGGTCCCGTAGTAACCTGCCTCCTTGAAGAGAGGACCCCATGCTTCACGGGTGTTCTTCAGGTCATCCGTGGTGAAGGACAGCTTGAGAGCTTGAATCAGCTCGGCTTCCCCTCGACCCTTGAGCATCTCTCGACGAAGGAGGTTGGCGACCTCGAAGCCCTTCTTGTCCTGGGATGTCTTGATCCCAGCGGTCTTTCCCTCCACGGGAGGCTGCCACGCCTGCTCTGCTTGGGTGAAGCTCTGAGCCTGGCTGTGAAGGACCGGAAGGTGAACCTTCCCCGGAGCCTGATTGGCCCGGATGAACTGAGCGGGATTGACGATCGGCTTGGGGGTCTCGTGAGGCCCTGCGATCTTCACATCACCAGCCAAGAACGCCGCTTGGATTCGACCCTTGGCGTCCGTTGTGGACGCTTGGATCTGCTTCCCCTGAGAAGCTTGCGAACGCTCGACAGCATCGGCCAAGGCTGGCGTGTACGGAACTTCCAGGACAATCTGCTTTTGGAAGACACCGCAGGTGCTCCCAGAGCTGTGGACGCACCCGGAGCACTGGTCCTTCGCTTCCACGAACTTCGCATCCGAAGCAAAGCGACGAACGAACGCTACGACCTTCTTGGATCCCTGAGCGCAATCGGTGAAGTCCGAGGCAGAGATGTAGTGTCGACCAAGAAGCCCACGCTCTTGAAGGAGAGCGGCGAGGACCGGCTTGGCGGCGAGGATGGTGTCCGAGTCGAACCGGGAGGTGAGGGCATGCTTTAGACGCCCCAGATCCGGCGACTGCATGAGGGCGTATCGAGCCACCCTAACCAATTGCTCGGTGGCTGCTGCTGCCTGCTTGGCATGAGCTTGGCTCAGGTCCGCCATCGCGGGGACCTTGTCCTTGTTGGGAACCAAGTAGGCGCTTGCCGGCTTGTCCTTGTGATCCCACATGGCCTGAAGATCAGGTGCAATGTCGAGGTTTTGCTTCGGGAGCTTGTCCAGTTCTCGATACTGCGTCTCGTTGACGTCGAGCCAGTCGAGGTCGGCGACCGCGCCCTCTTTCAAGAAGTCCGAGATGTCGCCGAGATCAGCCATTGGAACCCGTCCTGTTTTCGTCTTCGTGTCGGAAGACATCTTGAATGTCGTTGCGGTAGTTGTGCGTGTTCCAGTCGTACTTCACGTAGGGAGCATCCTGGTGTTCAACCTTATGCCCTACGTCCATGACATCTCGGTCGTAGTTGTAAAGGGCGGGGGCTTGATCCCCAGGCATACGAGACTCACCCTCAAGGGCGGGCCTCCACGCCTGCCGAGCCCGAAGGTCATCTTCCGTGACGAAGCTACCAGGCCCCTCGGCTTCCAGCTTCGCTCCTCCAAACATGTGTTCGTTGTTGTGGGCGGGCCGGGGCTTAAGCGGGGCATCAGGGCTTTGCGGTCCTGAACCAGGAAGCCCGGACTCCCCACGAAGATTCACGTTGAATTGGTTTCCCTTGTTTCCCTCGAAGTAATCCGACCTCGCTATGGGATCCGGGCCGTCAACGGGAAGCTGAGACTCCCCACACGCATGATCGCAAGCCCAAACGTTGCGTTCAATTCCGTCCAAGTAAGGCCCAGTGCCTTCTTCCGTGTCCCTCGTCGGAGCACCAGGGTTGTTGGGGAGACCGCTGGAGGGGCCAAACACCCCACGACCATCAGGAGCTACCGTCCCGTAACCCTCAGACCCACGACCCTTGGCCCCGTAACCGATCCCAAAATCACGAGCTTCCGTCTCCGTAGGCTCGCTGTTGGCGTCAGGGACCGCAGACTCACCCCAAGTGACCTTCCCGGTCTTGTCGAGGACGTTGTTGGCCCAGTCGGACTCGTAGAGGTAGTCATCTCCTACCCCTTCGGTCTGCCCCCATTCATCCTGCGTGAGAGGCTCGCCTTTGTTGTAGGAGCCGTAAGGTCCCGTCTGCTCACCACGGTCAAGATGGTCAACACGTGGCCCAGGGAGGGTCGTTACAGGAAGCGAGCTGTTGGCGTTGACGCTCCACTTGGAAGCGGCGGTTTTCTGAGGGATCTTACCGAAAGGTTTAGTCTCAGACGGGATATCCCCACCCTCAGGAACCTGAGAGGCTTCGTCCTTCTTGTTGGGGGTTCCGCCCGGACCATCGTTTTTCTTCTCGATTTGGTCGAGCTTCTTCTCCCCAAAGCCCTCAGGGTCCTCCAGAACCTCCTCAGCCTCGTCCATGAACTCCGTGACGTCTTCGGCATCGTTCTCCCCAAGGTCAGCAAGCTTCGGCTGCCAGTAGGGAGCATTCATTTCATCATGAATCGTGTCCGTGATGGAGGAGAGAAGCTCGCAAGCTTGCTGGAGCTTTGCTCGCACATCCTTGACCTTGAGGACGTAGCCCCGACCCCCAAGCATCCCATCCGGGGAGATGCTTGAAGACTTGATTCGAGTAAACTCCTTGTAGGCCGTAACCGCATGCCCCAGTGAAACGCTGGATGAGAACAACATCCGAGCCATCGGCTTGAGGGCCTTGGGGTCGAAGTCGTGGTTCTTTGGGATGTTTCGCTGGAGAGTCCCATCCGTGACTCCCCCACCAAATGCCGGCGGCGGGGAGGGATCAAAACCCTCCTCCCTGGCGACAATCATGCGGACTTTTTGGTGTGCCTTCACGGGACCTCCGGCTCAGTAACGAAGAGGCTTTCCGTTGTCGTCAAACTGACGCTCGATGACCATCGAGCCGTCCGCTTCACGTTTGATGGCCCACAGATCCTTCTCCGACTTGTGGATGAGGGTGTCGTTGCTCAGGCGGATGAAGGAACTAAGGTCCTGAATGGACGCCACCTTGCGCCTCCCCGAGGGGGTGATCATCTGAGGCTCCCTTGCGAAGAAGGAGTCCAGGCCGTAGGAGCCTTGGACTTGGAACATGGAGCCGATGTCGAAATCTTTACTCATCCTGACCCTCACGTAATCACAAGATGAATGTCAATATCCAGGTAGCTGTTGGAGCTGTACCCGGAGACCCGGAGTTTCTCCGTGTAGGTCCCCTGGAGGAAGTTGTCTGGGGGCACTGCGGTCACCGTGATGACGTCCGACCCCAAAGAGGCAAGCGTCCCGGAGGCCGGTAGGAAGCTGGTAAGCCAATCCGAAAGCCCCGTAAGCTTCTGGATTTGGTAATCGAGGATGGCCCCCGCTGGTCCCGAGTTCTGCACCGTGAACGTTTGGACCGGAATCGACGGGAACGGGCCCGAAATAGGCTTCACGACCGAGAAGGTCAGGAGCGTGGGGAGCAGGAAGATGGTGGCTTTCGGTCGAACCACAATCGTGACCGGGAACATCTGGGGGTTGTTGACCGCCGCAGGGTCTTGAACCGCGATGCTTTCAACGTACGGGCTTGAGGCTGCAAGGAGGTTAGTTGCATCCACTTCAACTTGGAACTGGCCCGATTCATTCAACGCTAGGTTGCCTACGTTGGCCGGGGTGACCCGTACGTAGGCCGCTGAGGTGGTGAGAGTCACTCCAAGGATAGACCCGTACACCCCGTCGTTGGTGAGAAGAACAAACTCCCCAGGCCCGAACCCACGGCCCTCGTCCACGTTGAACGTGAGAGACGAAGGCGGCCCAAGCAGGATGCTCGGGGCGAAGTTGGCTCGAAGCTCGTCGATGGACTCGGCCATCGCGGCCACAACCTCCCCTGGGATGGGGATGGAGTCTCTCAGCAGGCCGTAGGGAGAAACAATGTCGAGCACCGAGTAGACCGGGTTCGACTGCGACACATCCAGCCGTGTTGTCCATCGCCACTTACCGGCAGCAACGGGCAACTCGAACTTGTAGTCGTGGACCTTCAGGTTCGAGACTAGCGGCACTTGCAGTTCCCTCTTGAACCACAAGCCATAAGAAGAAACGGGGCGTTAGGCGGCCTTCGAGCGGAAACTTCCCAGGTAGTCGGCCGCCCCCTGGAGCACTTGGAGGCTCTCCCTGGCGTGACCTAAGCCGAAGTTGCAGCCTCGACAGAGGAGCCCTCGGACAGCCTTCCGACCGAGCTTGTGATCGTGTCAGCGAGACACTTGCGGCACAGACTCTTGAGTCCGTCCTTGGTCTTTTTACTAGGCCCGAAGGGACCAGAGCCGCCGCAAGTGGTGCAAGATTTCACGTTGAAAGTCTAGCCGACGTGAGGGGTTTTCAATCAGAAACACCCATCTCCACCACGGTTTGACCACTGGGGCAACTTAACTTCGCGGAGAATGTTAAACTTTTTTGAAGCTATACTGGAAAACACCTTGTGATAAGGGACGAACTTGCCCTCTTCACCGGCACGTTTTTCCAGTGTCTTGACGGCCCCAAAGAAACGATGACGCACTCGACCTTGCGTGAGCCCGAGTCGCGTAGCGACTTCGCTCTGGCAGGTCGTTTGCCACATCCCCACGAGGATATCGACGTCGATAGGTTTGAACGGAACGTCGGGGAGGTCCTGACGCATCTCATCTTCGCTGATTTGCGGAATTGAAAGAAGGAACCGTATGCGTTGTAAGCCCCGATCCAGCCGATAGCTGATCGCCGCTTGAGTGACGCCGAAAATCTCAGCGATGTCGGCTTGGCGCTTCTTTTGGATGTAGTAGAGGAAGATGAGATCGGCCTCTCGCTCTGGGATCCGATCCAGTAGGGGCTTGACCTGGTTCTCGTAGTTGAGGGTTGATAGGAGGGGCTCTACGTTGGGCTCCTCTTCCTCATCAAGATCATCAAAGAGCCGGTCTGGGGCTGCGAATCTGTTGGCGAGTTCTGCCGGGTCAACCGAAATAGTGAAGCCGCCACTCATGGATTCTTCCTCCCGTCAAAGTCACTCGGAAAAGGCGAGTTGTTCTTGTCGCTTCGCAAATCCTCGTGAAGCGGTCTGAAAGAAGGGTTCCACTATCGAGTCGGCTTGGATGCTGAGCCCACCGATGACTTCGGAGGCGATCTTTGCATCAGGACTCGGAGCGATCTCATCAAACGAGAGATCGTCGCGTAGCTGCATGAGATTCAAATTGAGGCGGACCTGAGCTTCGGCCGCACGGATCTTCGCGTACTGCCCGGCGGTGATGCCAGACAAGTTGGATGCGAAGACCTCATCAACTGAACCGTAGTTTTTCAAGAGCGCCGTCAGAACTTTCGTAGGTACCCGGCCACCGACACCTGGTACCTCATCTGAATCGTCCCCGAGTAACGCCCGAAGTTGGACCATGCGTTCGGGTGTGACTCCATATTCTTCCACAACTTTGTCCCGGTCGTAAAGGGTCTCCTGTCGATTTCCGACCTTGGGTGATAGCACGATGTCAGTCAATGTCACCAACTGTAAGAAGTCTTGGTCCGTAGAGAGGATGACGTTCCTCTGACCTTTGAGCTTGCCTCGGACAAGACAAGCGATGACGTCATCCGTTTCTTCCTCAACGTTGAATGCTTGGGTGACACCCAGGAGGGGGAGGATGTTTCGCAGGCGACTCATCTGGCTCTCAGGGCCAACAGAGGCCCCATTCAAGGACCCGTTGGCCGCTCGCTCGGCTGCTCGCTTCTCACGCCGCTTAATCTTGTACCCCTCAAAGAGGTTGATACGACGCTGCGGGGATCCGTCCCAAACAACGTAGATTGAGGCATTTGCAAATCTCTTCTTGAGACTAGCCAGGCTTTTCAAGAACCCAAACACGAGGGAGGTGGGGTTCCCTTCTGCGTCCGTGAGGGGTTTCTTCATGGCCCCGAGGGCATGAGAGACTCGGTACGCGAGGTTGTGCCCATCGATGATGACGTTCTCGAACATGTCCGATCTCCCTGTTAGCGCCTCAACGTTACCCACGTTACGGGCCAGCCCATTCAATCTCTGTACGATGTCTTGGAGCCACTGAGACTCAAGCATTTTTGCTTCTACTTGAGCGTTGAGTGCCGGTAAGGTGGCGAGAGCTGGGGCCGCTTGGAGGTATTGAAACCAAGCTGGACCTCGTTCTATCAACGACCCCATTTGATGCACAAGGCCGTATTTTTCAGCGACCTTGTCAATCACTGGAGTGGGCTTTACTTGGAGACCGAGCTTTCGACTACGATCCAACCAACCCCCAAAGAGTTGAACCCCTTGGTGGCTATGCAACAGAAGGGTGATTGGAGGAGGGTCTGAGGGGAGCGTCATCTGACGGCGGATGTGTTTGACGCGATCCAACCGTACAAGGCCTAGCTCGATATTACCGAGGTCTCGGACGGCCTGCTCGACCTCCCTAAACCCAGAGGGAACCCACGACAGAATGGGTTGAACCAACCGACTCCACTCTCGGATCCGTTCGATCTTCGTCATGAACGGAGAGAATGTGGGAAGATCCGACTGGTCCTTCGAGACGAATCGGAGAAACGACCTGGGGAGCGTGACTATGGCTTCTTTGGATCGAAGCTTGATATAGACCTGAACTGAATCGGTCTCTGGGATCTCCTCGATGATCCGGCCGTTGATGCCCTTGTAGGGGCCGTTCATCACCTGAACTTCATCCCCTACTTCAATACCTTGTTCTGTTTCAACGTGTATTTGACGACGCATCTTGTCGATGTCCACGTCTCGAACAGTCGCCATCTCACGGTAGGTGGTCTTTCGGTCCAAAGCCCGAGCTACCGTCAGGACTGAGGCGACATACCGCGTACCCTCAAGCCGCATATACGCAGAGTCAGGGAGGGTCCTACGTACAAAGACGTAGTTGTCGATCAGCTTGTGGATGACACGGCTATCTCCGACGATGGACACGGAGGCTGGGATGAAAATCTCGACCGTCTTGTCTCGGAATACACGAGCTAGAGCGGAGGCGAGGACCTCTGGGTCTTCGTCTTCTCCTTGAGGGGAAAGCTCTAAGACGACCCAATCACGCGTCGCCACGAGATACCACTCCTCGATTCAACCAGAGTGTTTCAAAACCCCTTCGCCAAACGGATGGGCTAACGATGTCTCTCCCATCCCTCAACCGATGCTCATCCCAGAGGATGGGCGCCTTTGCGTGTTTGTTCGCCGGTAAAGGGCCGGGAACTGCAAAATGATCAAACTCCCCGAGCGCACACGGATCTTGACCTGAAGGGCCCACCCCATCGGCACGGACATCCGGCCCAACGGATCTTGGTTGAGGTATGAATTTCTGAGGTGGGGCTGGAGCTGCCAAGACCTGCGGTGGAGCCTGAGCTGGGGCCGCCGCTGGGAGTACAGGGGCCTGCACGGCTTCAGGGGTTGAGGCTGGCTCTGGTGAGATTTGTAGAGGTGCTGGGACCGCTACTGGACTTGGAGCTGGACCCAACGGTTGAAGCGGTGGGGGTTGCTGTTGACGTGGAGCGATTGGGTGCTCTGAGGTGAGTTCCTCTGCCGCCATCAACACATCACAGATCAAGCCGACTTTGGTTACATACCTTGACCGAAGGAAGCGTTCTGCGAGGCGAACAAGCCTTTGCCCCCCGTACGCCTGGAAAGCCTTTTGACCAAGATCTTTGTCCGCAAATGTGAAGTCAGCGGTCATCCCGGTTGCCAGCCGGAACGAATTCATCGCGGCTTCTGCGAGACCGGAAGCCACTTCTTCGGGGGTGACTCGATCACAAGCCTTGTCTACGTAGGACAAAGCCTCTTTGGTGTCCGAGGCGATGCGCAGAAGGATCTCGTAGTAGGTTGATACAACGGAGAGGTTGAGGTTGGCTCGGACGCTCTCCACCGTTACGGGACCCATCTGGGCCACCATCTCCAGACGGTTGATTACGTCGCGTACATGACCCCCAGAGAAGTCGATGACGATGAGAAGGGCGTCATCCTCGTGCTCGACTTTCTCCGACGTAAGGATGCTCTTCATCCGAGCAAGGATGTCCTCTCGGGTCACCTTGCGGATTGCGTACTCCTCACACCTTGACCGAATGGCACCACGTACCTTCTCGGGTTCCGTCGTACAGAACATCCCGACGAGCTTCTTTTCTTCCAAGGGTTTGAGAAGAACGTCTTGGGCGTCCTTGCTCATCCGGTGGCATTCGTCGATGACGTAGATACGCTTCTTGGCTCCGAAGACAGCGAAGGGGAGATCGTCTACGATCTTTCGTACGTGTTCGATCGTCCCACGGCTAGCCGCATCCAGTTCGACGAAAGCACCGAGGTTGTCATCCAAGACCCCCTTGCAGTTCTCACACTCGTTACAAGGCTCAGGGTTCGCAGGGTCGAGCTGTTGACAAAGTACGGCCCTCGCAAGGATCCGGGCTAGGGTAGTCTTCCCTTGTCCCGGACCCCCGCAAAAGATGTAGCTCGTGTCTAGGGCCGTCCCGTTACGAAGCCTCGATTTGAGGACTTGAACGGTGCCTTCTTGACCGAGGACATCGGCGAACTTGAGCGGTCTATACTTCGTATCCCACACGTGGTGAACCTCAGTGGGCTGCTGGGGCTCCAGCGGAACGGGTGGTTGTTCGGTTCGGGTCGGCTTCGGTCACCCCAGCCGTCATGAAGCTGAGATCGAGGGTTTGAGCCACGGAGACGAAACCAACGAGGTCTTCGTTCCAGGTCCCGTGTCGACGAAGGATTGAGGAGAACTCTTGGACATCCGGCTCCCGGAGCTTCCACTTCATCTCTGCCGTCTCTTCATCTTCCTCCCCGAGGCAACGCTCCAGAAGGTGATCGACCAAAGCGGTACGCTTGCTCACATCGAGCGGGGTCCAAGAGTCGAGTGCGATCTCAACTAGGTAATCAGCGTCGATGAGGAAGATCATGAGATCGCTCATCTTTTTGACCGTACCGTACACGGTTTTGCCGCCTTTTTTACCGGCCTTCTCCTTGAAGACGTACCGGAATCGTGCCGTTGCAAGTTCCGGGTGGTGCGACGGGATGAGGGTCTTGGCGAGGGCTTCGACAGCCTCGGCATTTTCGTAGGTCTGAGGCATGGTCTCTCACTCCATTTGGGCTTGAAGAAACGACTTGAAACGATCATCACCCCAGGCTTCCCAGAGGTCACCAGGGTCCTTAATAGCTTTACCGTTCGGTAGTTTGACCCCTATCGGGTAGCCCACCGACCGGACTTCTTCAAATTGACCTCCGTACTCTTTAACGAAGGCCGAGTAAACACGAATGCCGATCGCATCGTTATCATAGAAGAAGCGCCACCGCTTTACAATACGCCGGCAGGTTCGGAGGAGGTTCTCACTCACCTTGGCCGTGAGCGTTGACACTGAGTACGGCACAACGCGCTGCGTTGGGAAGTAATCAAATACACCCTCTACGGGCATGATTGCCTCATGCTCCCAGATCGAAGGCATCGCTTGCCCCAACCCAAAGTAGACGGGCTCCGCTCGGGTGAGGAAGTAGTCCGAGTAGGTCGAGGACCTCTCAACCCCTCGAAATTGAAACCCCAGCACTTCACCAAGAGGGTTGGTCAGAGGGAAGACGAAGGAGTCAGCCAGCTTCCTCCCGTGCCAGCACCATTCCAAGAAGTCTGCGGGATACTCGGCCGGGGGCAGCTCTTTGTTTAGATACCCGATTTGGAGGAGATCGATTTGGTCCTCTGACGCCCCACGAGCCCAAAGGGCTTCCCGGACTCGCTCGTCCAGGCCACCCTTCGCGTAGTTCACCAGAGTTTCAACCCAAGCTGCCATTCGGTCGGACCACCATCAACGTTCGGGGAACGTTGTAAAGTTGGAGCCCGAGATGGTCCCCAACCCTCGTATAGACACCGAGGGCGGGTGGACTTGCAGCAACTAGCGCAGATCCTTCAGGAAGTGAGGGGGAAGTCACAACTTGGACCCCTTCCACAGAAGCGTACCCTTCGGGTAACTCCTGCCCTGTAGGTAGAACCACGGTCTTCGGTTGGACTGGAGAGGCTTTCATCGAGGCAAGAGCCTCTGGGATTGAAGCGAAAACGTTGGGCCAGTTGAGTTCAAGAGCCAGGTTCAACACCCTCAAGAAAAGGCGGTTCAGTACTTCCCCCTCCTCGGCCGGAGGGCAGGGGAAGAATCCGTACCTAGCGACCCCCTCGGAGCCACGCCGAACCTGGAGAAAGGCCCCACGCATACTCGATGCCAGGATGGGTTCGGCACTCGCAGGGACTGCCCGCTCCTCCATCGCTGGTACAGAGAACCCACCCTGGCTCGTCGCCCGTTGACGAAGACGCTCCGTCACCAGCAAGTAGGAGAGAGGTGAGAAGTTCAACTCAACCTCTTGGGCTCCGCCCCAAGAAGCCGGAGAAGCCAAGCCTTCCACCATGGAACCGGCGGGGCTGCTGTACCTGTCGAGTCGTACGGATCCGCAGGCGGGGTGATCGGATCTGGCTCAGGCTTAGGGGCCGGAGGCTTAGGGGCCTCTTCCTGTTGAATCAACCTCTCTATCTTCTCTTGAGTTTCGACGATCTGTGGCTGATCCTTGGCCTCAGCCTCTTCCAAGAGCCAAAGTAGGGAGAATACTTCGGGTAGGTTCCCCCGTGTCCACGACTCATCTCGAAGCTGCTCCCGGAACTCTTTGAGTAGATCAGCCTTCTTTCGGGCGGGCTCAAAGACAGGACAACGGATGGCGTCAAGGGGCTCTTCGCAGATGGTACCACCCCACATCTCAGGGTCCTTGGATCCGAGCATGCAGAGCCCGATCGTCTGGAGGACAGGGAGCCCACGGTTGTCCGTGATGCGGTTGTAGGTCTCGTTAGACTCCCCATCGACCTTCTTTCGTTGGTCCAAAGGATGCCGGTAGTTGTGAACACAACGACACGGGAGCTTCTCTGTGGCTGACGCGATGCGGCGATTCAACTCTTCGCTGAGGAGTTGGTTCAACCTACCTCGGATTTCGGTTTCACCTTTCATGCGGCCCCTCGCAACCTCTTCACCACGAACTCACTCTTTACACCTACCGGCTTGGAGTCCCCTTGATATGAGACGCTAGCGTGCTCAAGGAACGCCGGCTTGTGAGTCACCATGAGAAGGGAGAGGTTGCTTGTGTCGGCCAACTTCTGGAGGAAATGCCCCGTCGCCTCGATGTAGTCGTCCGAAACTGCCGCAAGAGTCTCATCCAAGAGCAGGATCTTCTTACGCTTCAATCGGAGAAGAGTGAGGATTCGCAGGATGAGGCTAGCGATGCTAGACGGGCCTCCGCCGAACGAATCCAGCGGGGAGCCCTTGATCCCACCATTGTCAGGATCCCCTTGGCAGATGTAGAACTCGACGCTGATTTTGTTGTACTTCTGCGACACTTCCGCTCGGAAGCTGAGGTCTTGATCGAAGAAGATGGTTCGCAGCCCTTCCGATACGATCGTTTCGATCATACGGACTTGCCCCATCACCATCTGGTCCATGAGGACCCGGTACAACTCAGAGACCTTCGTGAGGATCTCTTGCCGACGCGTAAGCTCCTCAATCTCTTCTTCCTTGACGGTCAGCTCGTCAGCGAGTTGGTCCCTAACCACTTTCAGCCGAAGGGCTGAGTTTTGGAGGTGTTGAACACGATGAGACCAGCCGTTTACTCTTTCGACGGCATATTGCGGTTGTAGAGCCGCACCTCGTACACCCTCAAGTGACACGCTTCATTCCTTGGATGGCATGAAGCGTGTCACTCTGCATTTGTAGGTGTCCTCTGGCTCAAAGACAGATTTCCCGGCGGCATCCAGGCGGAAGTCGTCGAGGGTTCGGAACATTCCGACCTCCTTCCTACCTCCTTCTGGGGCCAGAATCAAAACGTGAAGCTCCACGTCGACCGATTTCACCCGCTCGATCAGGTCGATCATGTGGTCGATGTTGATACTGAAGGCCCAGTCGCGAGCCTCCATCCAGTCCTTGCCGTCGATCTGCTTCGGTCGGACCGTAACGGGTAGGCTGTCGGTCTTGGAAGTACCTTCGGAGACCCCGAACTGAACCCGTCGCAGCTCGTGGTTGAACTGGATCTTGATCTTGTCCCGGCTCTTCTCAAGCTCACTTCGCGTGTACTTGAGGGAGTTCAAGAGCTGCACCTTGTCGATGAGAAAGATGTTCTTGTCACTCTTGAGCGGGTAGTACTTGAACTGAGCGTGAACCTTGGCGTGTTTCGGCCAGCCAAGGACGTGCCCCTTTGCGTTCTCGACAAACGTGAAGTGTGCCCCCATGCGGAAGGTCACCTCCTTATCAGCACTTTTGCTGAGGAACGAGATCAAAGCAGGTAAGTGTTGGGAGTGGATTTCGAGCCCCTTACCCGCAAATGCCTCGCACCAGAAGTAGTAGGCTCGGACACTGTCCGCAGCGAACAGATGCCCATCTCCCTTGACGTACTCCGGCTTTGAGGCATCGAAGACCTGAAGGGCCTTGTACTGCTCCTCGATCCGGGTGTCCGTAGTCTTCGCCAGGAAGGGGCGGCTCATGTCGATCGCCTCCTTCAAGATGGCCGTGGGGTAGTTGTGCGTCGTCGTTGTGGCGTTGAGGTCATCGTCACAGGTGGACAGGAGCTTCGGGTTAAACGAGGTTCGCTCCGTACGGGCTCCATTGGACGACTCGTATCGAACAATGAAACGCTCATCTTCCTTGGCTTCGGCCTCAAACGTGAGGGTCTGGCCATCCAGGTACCTGAGCGCGTCGATGTACTCTGCCGGATATACGAAAGACCCGTCCTCATCCACCTCGACAAGATCGAAGCTCGCTCTTGCCACGCACTGGTCGTCACGGGAGTAGACGTGGCACTTGGTACCTTGGACCATGAAAAGGTACCCAGCTCCGCCTTGTGCCGTCACGGCCCGAGGGGTGACGATCTTCACCACGTCGAGAGCAGCGATCAGGTCTGACGCGTTTAGCTTGAATTTCATCTTCATCTCCTCATTTCTTGTCGTAGGAGGTCAGGCTGTTTTCAGCCTCGATGAGACCTCGCTCGAACTCATCCATGAGGGATTCGAGTTCCTGTTGCGCCTTGTTGCGGTCTTCGACGAGCGTTTTGGGGTTGTACCCCGCTGCCTGGATCTCCTTTACAAGAGATTGCAGCTCGTCCTTCTTGGACTTTAGCTCTCCACCCAGCTCCGCCTTTCGTTTGAGAACGCGAGCATGTCGGGTTTGAAGGTCTTGTATCTTGGTGTTCAACTCTTCAGGGGAGAGCATGCTGGTTCCTCACTCGTCGTCCAAACTCAAACCAGGTTCTACTACACCGGGGTCTGGAAGTGGGGTTCGGGGTTTGCGACTCATCGCAGCGACCTTCTTAGTCCCGGCTTCACACTTGCTCACGTAAGAGCAAAGACGGCAATGACCTCCTGCTTGAGCTGGGAAGCGCTCTTGACGGAGTTCATCATAGCTCTTCGATTGACCAGAGAGCTTATCCAGGGAGGTAACAGAAGACGCGATTCGATCCG